CCGACAATGTCTTCAACCGTCAGCGGCGGCGCGTCGCCAGCCGCGATAATGGCTCTGGCGTCCTTCTTGGACATGCCGCGCCTGATAAGGTCTTGCTCGTCCGTCTTACCGTTGCGTAGGTCGCGCGCGAGCATGCGCAGGGCGCGCTCATCAGCGCTAAGACCGAAACGGGAAAGCACATCGCGAAGGCCGCCGACGCCCATGTGTAGCGCCGCGCCGAGAGTAGCGCCAGTGGCGCCGCTCTCGGCCAGATTGCCCGGGTCAAAACGATCTTCCGGCGCGACCTCAGTGGCCGCACGATGAGCGACGCCAAATCCCGCGCCGGTGGCCGCCGCCGCCGCGAGAGGGCGCTTTGTGGCGAAGTTCTGCGCGAAACCTCTTCCGGGCGCCGCCGCACCCACGCTGCCAAGCCCTGACACGATCTCTGTCGTCAGGGCAGCGCCGGGCTTACGCCGGCGGAACTCGTCAAGAAAAGCGCGCTCCTCGCCGGCGCCGGCAGCATAGCCCTCGCCGTAGTTTCGGACGACAGAACTTCCCGCATCACTCAGATTTCTGACCTTGCCTGACCCAACGTCTTCGATCAGGCCGCGAATAGCCCTGCCGACGCCCGCGCCAGCGCCGGCCGCCTCATCCGAAAGGCCGATGGTGAAACCCTGACGGAGCGACGCGCCGAAGCCGTGCACGTCGTTGTAGCGGCCGCGCGTATCGCCGATGAGATTGCCATTGTCGTCGTAGCGCACGCCACGGTGTAAAGGCTTCTCAATCGGGTTTCCGTCATCGTCGTAGGCTTCGGCCATCAGTCCACCGGCTCAAAGCCACGGCCGGGACCAAGCCATCGACCGCCCCTACCGTTCGCCATTTGGTAAACTTGGCCGACTTGGCGTTGATCGACAGGGGGGAGAGTCGCGCGCTGCGTCCGTTGCTGTTGCTGCTGTTGTGCTTGTTGGGAAAAAGTCGGTGGCTGAACATAACGAAATTTCGCCATGATCTGCGGCTCGTGAGCCATCCACGCCTGTTCAAACCCAGTAAGGGAGCCGCGTTCTTTCAGCCACTGATCCATAGCGTTGAACCGCTCGGTCTGACGAAATCTTTCTCTCGAAAGTTCCTCTGCCCGTTTTCGATTGAGTGGGCCGGCATTTTGAACACTCAGATACTGCGAACGGGCCAAGTCTTGCTCGGCGTTCGAGTTCATCGTGCTGGACGTACCAGGCTGAATGTTGGCTCGCACCATTTCAGCGGAAAGCCCCTCCATCGCTTGTCGGTTCGGTTGCCACCATCGTGGGATCATGAAATCTGATCCTGGGCCACCTGTGCCGCGTTCGTAATTGTGTTGAAGGAATCTGTCTGCGGCCTCACTTACGCGGGTCGCCGTTTGAAGTTTTCCCCTCTCAGCGGCGAGCTGTTCTCGATCCTGCGGCGTCCAGCTCGGCCCTTCCTTATCTGGAGACATAGGCTCCCATCGCCCGTTTCTCAGAACGATCCGGTGACCCGTCGTCGGGTTGGTCGCAGTAATTTCCGCCATCACTCTGGATCCCGGAGATATCCCGGCGGAAGCGGCGGAGCGTTCACCTCGCGCGCGCCAGCGCTATAGGGATTGAACACCGGCGGAGCCTGTACGACATCGTAAGCCCCGTCGAAGCCCTGCTGCACGACTGAGCCGGGACGAAAGCCGGCGTCTCTTACCTCATCCGGCGCAAGCGTTCGGACTTGCGGCGGCGGCGGCGCGCCCTCGATCGGCACGATCCGTCCATCCCGCGTGACGCCGATCCAGCGCCCCGCCACGTCCTGCTTCATCTCGGCATACTGAGAAAATTGCCCAGAGGCGGCGAGGTCGGCGGCGATTTTCTCATCTGTCGGGTCGTAGGCCGCGATCATTTCAGGCGTGAAGCCCTCTCGCTGAAGGCGTGGCGCAATGTGCGCAATGCGCGCCTTGCGCTGTTCGTACGGAATGCTTCGCAGGCTCGTGAGAACGTTGTTGAAAACGATCTGCCGACGCTCCCAGGCCGCCCGCTCGCGCTGTTCGGTCTGCGCCCCGCGCTCCTGCGTCTGATAGACACGATCCTCTGCGCTGCGCGCAAGGTCCAGATCGCCCTCCTTGGCGGCCAGAGCGCCGACAGCGCCCCATCCGCTCTCCCCGCCGCCGGCGTCTGCAAACGCTTGACCGGCTTCGCGATTAATTCGCGCCGAACGCCAATCCCGCCCCATGCGCCGCCCGGCCTCGGAGGCGCGAATGAACGATTCAAATGACATCAGCCCCACCAGCCCTTGTAACCGCCATAGGCGCCCACGCCCCAGCCCACGGCGTCGCCGGCGTCTTCAGCAACCTTCCCCCACGCTTTCCCCGACGTTTCATAAGCGCTCGCACGATCCCGGCCGGAGGCCATGATGTTGTTGGCCGCGTTCGCGCCAAACGCGCCCGATGCAGAATTGATGTCGCGTGTGGCGACCTGCCCGGAACCAGACAGGACGCCAAGCCTGTTGAAGCTCTTGTCGTACTCGTTCGATGCGTAATCCTGAGCGTATCTGGTGAGACCCTTCCCGGTTGCGCCGGAAAAAAGCATGCCGCGCGCCGCAGCGCTGCGCTCAAGGGCTTTCGTCCCCTCATTGAGACGGAACTGGTAACCAGGATCGGAAGAAGCCCAGCCCTCGGATGTGAACCCACCAAGAAAATCGTCATCGTCCGTTGCGGTGTTTGTCGGCGCAACGTAGTTGGGATCGTCGATGAAGTTCGGCGCAGCATAGCCGCCGCCGGTCCACTGGTAGTAAGCCTGCCCTAGTGCTTCTGGCGAACCGTCAGTTCCGGCTGCGATTCCGTGCCAAGGGGACGTCGGATTGTTTCTCGTTGTCGGTTCTATCGAAGACCAATAGCCGGACCAGTCCGGCATCTTTCCCTCCGGAGCGCCGAGACCGAAGGCCCCTGCCGCACCCGCAGTGGCGCCGAGCGCCTTGCGGACGTCGCCATACATTTCACGCGCCAGGCCGACAGGAAGTCCTGCCATGACGGCCTGTGCGGCGGCGGCGGCGGACCCCAGTCTCGCGCTCGGCGCCGACAGCGATCTCTGATCGTTGTAAATCTCGCGCTGAAGATTGGTCGCGGCGTCGGCGGAGGCCGCTTGTGCGCCCGCCGCTCTTCGCGCCGCGCTCGACTGCACGCCAGCGCTGATAGCGCTGGCGCCGACAGAAGCGACCGTACTCCCGATGATCGCCGCCGCCACCATGCACTCAGTCTCCGATCCATTTCGTGAAGTACGTCTCGACCGGCTCGTACTTCAGGTATTCGAAAAGGGCGCCTGAATCCTTGTGGAGCTTGGAGCCCATGAACATGCGGTGGACCCCGCGCCGTTTTGCTTCGCGCTCCACCTCCTTGAAGAGTATAATCCCCGCTCGCCCCTTGCGGCGTTCGGGGCAAACCCAGAAGATATCCATCGTCAAGGTGAGGCAGGTCCGATAGTGAAGCCCCGGGGCGACGAAGCCGACGAAGTAGCCGATGAGCGCCCCAGCCTCCCTCAGGGCTACGTACATAACCTGTCCCGCAGCGTCGCGCTGGAGATAGATGTCGTATTGAGGGTCGAGGGGAACCTTGTCCTTGTTCAGAGCCAGTTCGGCCCAGTGTTCCGGGAAGAACTTCTTCAGAGCTTCAAGATTTTCGGTGAGGTTTTCCACCTGTGCGCTCATCACCATGTGCGCACGTCCACAAGAAGATGAATGCGATCGTCGGCGGAGTGGTTCTCGACGCTGTGCATTTCGTGCGCATTGAACCACCAGACCTCGCCGGTTCTCATGCACGCCGTTTCGCCGCCGCAGTGAAAAAGGGACCCAGGAAGTCCCTGCAGAACGATATGATAGCGGGCGATATCAGGAGTCAGAACGTATTCGCCGTCGTTGTCGGCGTGCGGAAGAATCACTCCGCCAGGCCTGATACGCGTGATCAGTACGCGGCCGAGTTCGTAAGCGCCGACCTGGGCCATGAGTCCCGTGATCAAAGGCTTGGCTTCGTAAAGCTCCTGCGCCGCCGGAAACCAGACCGGCTTGACGTCGCCGATGACCTTGGTCGTGGTCGTGCATTTCTCAGGATCGGAAAAACGAAGCCAGATGTCGTCCACATCGACATGTGGCGTGTTCGGGAACGTCGTCCGGAACTTGTTCTCGTTCCAGAGATGGAAACTCCGAGAAACCGCGTGGGCCAAAGGCCCCACATTCACCCCATCCATGATCCTATCGAAATTGCGCACGCCCGTCTCTCCTTCGCTAGCCTAAATCCCCGAACTAAATACCCGATCGCCGTAAGAGGACGGCGGGATGTAGATCGAGCCGATGTAGCGACGGCCCGCGGCGCTCAGGACCGTGTTGTCGGTCGTGGTGAGATAGGCCTGCACGCCGCCGGCGTTCCCGGCGTCGTCGTAATAGACATAGTGCGTCGCATCGCGGGCCACCGTGTCGAAGACTTCGGCGCCGACAAGCGGGGCCCCTGCGCCGGAGCGGGTGTGGTCAAGGACGTTGATGGTGGCGGCGTCCGCCCCGGCGGGGCTATAGGAGAGCGGGTTGGCCGGATCGAGCGTCGCCGTGTCGGCGCCGGACGCAATGGCGGTCGTGTCAGCCGCCGCCGATTGCGCCGCCGATTGTGCAGCCGCGACCGCATCGCCCGCCCCGCCCGTCCGCTCCCGCAACTGCGTAACGCGCTGGGTGATCGCCTTCATCCAGGTTTGTATTTCCCGGCGGGACTGTTCGTCGAGATTCCGCAGTTCCGGCAGGCGCAACGGCGCACCATCGACAACGACGCTCACGGCCTGTCCTCCGTGAACGTCGCCCATCCTCGCGTCACCACGAAGCGCACGGGATCTGAAATCCCCATGCTGATCGCGCCGCCATGCGTGGGGAACTGCCCGAAGTCCTCCCACACCACACGAAGTTCGCGATCGCCACGCGCGCCGATCTCGCGCTCCATGCGCGCGCCCCAGCTCTCGCCGCTATCGCGCGACGCCTTCATCCAGACGACGGGGTTGCTCCCCTGCCCGCTGACAAGACCGACGCCGACCTCGATATCGATCTCCACCTCGTCCAGCGTGAAAGGGCTTCCAGACGGATTCATCGTGGACGAGACCCATTCCCGAACATGGGGCTCCCCGTTCTCGTCGAAGGCGTCAGGGTCAAGCCTGTAGATAGCGCCGTTCTCGGCGTCTCCGAGGACCGTGCCGTTCCAGACGAACTCGGCGCAGCCGACCCGCCATGTGTCCATCTCATAGGAGACGAGTTCGAAGGGAAGGCCGGTTGCGGCGTCTATCGCCACGCATCCATCCGGATTGCGCAGCACGAAAAAGGTGTGACCGCGGAAGCTCACCACAAACGCCGACGTGGCGGATGGATCGGACCACGCCTCGATGAGGTTGGAGACGGCATGGTCGGAGATGATTTGCGGCGTCCCCCCGCGCAGCGCGCGCACCGTATTGTCCGGCGCCAGCCAGAACACCGTGTTGTCGGCTTTAGCTACGGCGTTGCGGCCCGCGAGGCCGTATTCCACAAAGGTCGTGGAGCGCGCGAGCGGAAAGTCCGCGTCGCCCGCATTGTACCAGCCCTCAACGCTCTTGGTCCCGAAGAGCATGACTTCGCGATTGTCGACGATCACGCGCAGGAGATTATCAGGCTTGGCCTCTGCGGAGGCCACGTCGGTCGCATCGTAGGACGCCCCGTCCGCAAGCGCGGAGACGAAGAATTGCTGGCTGTCCTTGCGGGTGAAGACGAAATACTGGTCGATGAAGTCGACGCTCGATCCCCCTAGAAAATCAGCGTCGGTGATCTCTGCAACCGTGACACCGTCATAGACATAGGAGGTGTCCACGTCCTCCGCGACAATGACGACCTGAAAGCCGTTGTGGGCCATGATCACGGCGGTCGTGCCGGAGATCGTTCCGACAGGAGAGACAGCGCCCGTTCTCGAAACCGAGTAGAGCGTCGAACCGGAGACCACGACAAGGGCGCCGGAAAAGTCGATCATGCCCCGGATAGGGCCGTCGCCGCAGGTCGCAAAGAGGGTTAGGCCGGGCCAGCCATAGATCGCCGGGCCGGTCTGCGGATGCATCTCCACGAAGCAGTTGATGAGCGTCTGCGCCGAGACGAACTTTGACTTCATCTCGCCGGCGCGAGACGGCATCGGCAACGGAACGCGCGGCATCAGAAATAGTCCGCCCGAACGGTCTCGGTCGTGCCGGTCGTCTTCAGCGCGGACAGTTCTTTCAGGGCGAAGTCCTCACCCCCCTCATAGCCCTGCCCCGCCTTGCCGACGGAAGCGCAGGCATGTGCGGCGACATACATCTTCAAGGCGTTGACGCACGACTGCGGGATCGCGTTGTCGGCCCACCACAGGAGCTTCTTTTCCCGCAGCGTGGCGAAGCAGTCTTCGATCGCATTGTCGATCTTCTGGGCGCGTTCCGCTGAAAGCGCACGGTCCACCGCCGAGATGCGGAGATGGTCGGCGATCCGCTCGCGGAGTTCTGCATTTGTCAGGGCCATAAGAGGATTATCCCCGTGCCTTATGCCGACGCGGATTAGCGCCTGGAGCGACGGTTGCGGTAGTGGAAATAGACCGCGATGGCGGCGACGATCTCCGCCTCGCCGGTCCCGCTCCAGAAACCGGCCGCCCAATAGGTCGGCGCGAAGTATGATCCAGGGAACATCAGTCGAGCGTGTAGCTGATGGCGGTTCGGTTGCCGTTGCTGTCAACGGTCGCAACTATGCGATTTGCGCCGTCCGCCACCGCATTACGGATCGTGATGGTGGAAGTCCCTGCCCCCGACACCTTGCCCGCCGTGGCCGCCGCAATGAGGCGGAGCGCCTGGCGGAGCGTCATGCCGGTCTCCACGTCTTCCTCATCGAGCAAGTAGGCAGAGAAGGCGGACGCCTCCAGAGTGATAGCAGGCGCGATCGACCCGGAGAGAGCGCCGGTTGCGTAGCGGATTGCCGAAGCGGTAGCGACACCTGCGGATGCTCCGGCGATGTTGCCCTTGGCTGTAAGCGCTCCCGTCGCCGTCGCGCTTCCCGCCGCCGCTCCGATCGCACCCAGAGCCGCCGTGACATTGCCCGAAACCGTGGCTACGCCCGCGGCAGAGCCGACGCCGGAGACGACAAGCTGCCCCGTAGCCGATGCCGTCGCGGCGCCCGAAGCCGCACCCGCGATATTGCGGCCCGCAGCGATTGAGCCGGTTGCAGTCGCAACACCGGCGGCGCTGTTGTGGCTCGACATGCCTCCCGGCTTTTGCGGGAGGGTCCAGCTCGACGGCGCGAGATGCCCGCTCGGAACGCCCGACTTCTGCGACCATCCCTCCGCAAAGAACACGTTGCGCCGTTCGGCCCGCCCGAACATCGCGCGCTCGCGCCCGTTCACGCCGCCCATGAGGCGGCGTGGGTACTGCGCGTTGATGGTCTGGTTCTGCAGGAGCGCCATCAGCCCCAGCCGAACTCTACGCTGCCATAGAAGTTGGATGAGGCCGCGACCGCCGCGCCGGAGAACAGGAGCCACGTCAGGCAGGCGTCATCCGGGATCTTCGGCAAGCTCGGAAGTTGGTTCATCATGTCCCGCTCCGCGCCCACAGAAACCGTCGTCAGAGGGAGCGTGAGGATCGGACGCGCCAGCACGAGCGCCGCGAGCGGAGACGTGCCCGCCGATGACGCCGACATGGTGACGGAGGCCACGTTGCGGATGCCATAGTCGCCATTCGCCAGCGGGAGGAAAGGCCCGTAGTTGTTCGCCGCCGTGCCTGAATGCGTGATGTGCGGCGTGATGGCCGACGCCGTACAGGCTACCGTAACGGGAAGCGTGTTGCCGGTGTTGCCGTCCTGGTCGGTATAGCTGATGTTGATGTTGTGCGCCGTGGCGCCGACCGTGCCGGAGTACGGGACCATATAGGCGCGCACACCAACGCCGTTGGTGTAGCGCAGCGATGGCGTGCCGGAAAGGTTCTGCGCCACGGCCGAGTTCAGAGAGACGCCGTTCCAGTAACCGCACATATCGACGAGCATGAGTACGGACGGAACCCCCGTCGCCACGCCCGTGACCGCCGCGACGTTGAGAACGTGCTTGGTGTCCGTCGAGACGTTTCCGCCGTGACGCAACCCGAAAATCTGCGTCCCGTTGCCGGCGCTTTCACTGCACGCGACATAGGTCAAAGCCGTGCCCGGCCATGCGTTCGCGACCGGATGCCCGCCAAGAGCGCTCATGTCGTACCAGCGGCCCGCGGTGTATGCGGCGCCGCCCGTGATCTTGTTCCAGTCGTTGCGCCAGAACTTGCCGTTGGTGGTGACTTCCGTGATGAAGTCGTCGTGCGAAGACCAGCCCATTGTTCAGCCCCATGCAAAGGTTACGTGCCCGCGAACCACCGACGACACCGCCGATCCTCCGGACGTGAAGATGTGATTGAGGCACGCGCCGGGGAGCACCCTCGGCGCTCTGGCGTCGTGGATGTAAGGCGTCTTCTCTGTCACAATGGAGACCTCGCGCATGATCTGCTGCATCAGCGGCTTGACTAGCACGAGCGAGATGAACCCGCCCGCCGAAGCGTTGAGCGTGACCGACTGCACTGACCGGACCCCGCCATCATTGTCGGCAAGCGGCACGAACGGCGTGCGTTGCGCCGCGCCGGCCGTCGCGTTGGCGGCGCAGTTGATGGTCCCGATGTTCGCAGCGTTAACGTGGAAGGTCGCCGTGCGGCTCGCAGTTCCATCCGAGTTCGTATAGACAACCGTGGCCGTCGCACTCGCGGTCTGTGGAACTGTGCAGACCGCCATCATCTGCACCCCTGCTCCGCTCGTGTAACGGGGAAGGCTTGCAGTGTTGTCAAGGGCCTGCAGGTCCGTTGAGTCCATGTCGATCAACGGATAATGGCCGAGATAATCGCAGAGCATGTAATAGCTCGGCGCCATGGTCGCGGTCGAACATTGCAGCGACGCATCGACGATGAGCTTGTCCTGTCCGATCGCGGGCTCCGGCCCGGTGTAGAGGCCGAAGTTCCCCGAACCAGACATGGGCGTGAACTCGCCTTGCACGCCGACGTAAGCGTTATAGCGCGGAATGCCGGCCCCGACCGAGCCGTCCGCCCAGTTTGCGGCAAAGCCCAGAACGGGCGAACTTGTCTTGTGGATGAACGATGTCCAGTTGCGCCCGTCGTCGCCGGCCGCCGTGGCGAAATCCACAATGCGCCGAAAGCTCATGCCTCATCCTCGACGGGATTGGCATCGCCTTCCGGATGATCAGTACAAGGCGTGGTCTCGCGCGTTACCGGATCGGGCGCAAGGTCTCGCAGGCAGTGGCGGCACCGATACATCATGCGCGCCCACCCTTAGTCCTCGGTGATGTCGAGATCGCCTGCGCCGAATTGCGGTTGAATGCCTGACGAGACGGCCAGAGACGCGCTGAGAGCGCCCTTGTAGAGCACCTTGCCTGCGCCGCTGGATGCGGTTCCAACGGCAAAGTGTGTCAGCGTCTCGGATCCGCCCGTGCATTGCGGAAACTGGACAAGCGCGGCGTTCGATACCGCGTTTCCGCTGACTGTCCAGCCCGCGCCAGATCGGGCGACGGCGACGCGCGCATACGAGGTATAAGCCGCCTCGCTGGTGGTCTGGTTGCCGCCCTCCCCCGGATCGCCGGTGTGCAGCGACACATAGAGGGAGCCGGCGGTTGACGAGCCGCGCAGGCCTGTAGCATCGCCGACCAGCGCCGCGTCTGTGTTGTTGAAGATGAGTGCGAGCAGATCGCTCTCGAAGGTATTGCCCTTGCTCATTGCACAGCCGCCATTTTTGCGCGGAACTCATTGAGCGCGGCTCTGGCGGACTCCAGCTCGGAGCGGCACGCCTCCGTTTCCTTCAGCACCGCGTTTCGCACGGCGACCGCCTCTTCAGCTTGCTTCCCGCTCGCCGCCGCGGCTTGCTTCGCCGCCTCTTCGATTGCCTTCGCATCTCTCTGCGCCTGCGCGATGATGACGCTGGCGCGCGTCGACGCCTGTGCGAGAAACTCTTGCGCGCGACTTTCGGCGTTCTGCGCCTCGGCTTGGGCTTCTGCCAACCGAACGTTGACATCCGCCATTTCCCGCTCGAATGCGATGCGCTTTTCTGCCGCCTCGGCGTCCGCCAGGCGCGCCCTTTCAAGGGCATCATCGGCAGCCGCAAGGCATTCGGACTTCTTCTGGTCGGCGCCAGCGAGCGTCGCGAGCACGTCGTCCAGAGAAGCAAGGCGCTTCAGGACCGGCATCAGGGGCTTCATTGCCCCGGCCAGTTCTTGCAGGCTCATCTCGCTCATCGACGGGTCCTCCGGCAAAGCATGGTGACGACAACGCTTTGCGAGCCCGCGCCGCCAGACGAACTTGGCCGCGTGTAACGCGGCACTTCAAGGATTGCCTCGATGGCGGCGGCCGTCTTTGAAAGTGCGTTTCCTTGAGGATCTGTCAGGGTCGTATAGGTCGCGACATTGGCGCCCTCCATGACGATCGTCGCGCTATCGAAGGTGCCGGTGACCTGCATGGTGCGGTCGCCGAATTCGTGCGCCTCGATGGCCGCGCCTACGTTGTCCGCTGCTGTCAGAGTCCACGTATAGAGAATCGCTTCAGCCGCGTTGATGGTCGTGTCGCCCGGCAACGTCGTCAGCGTGGGATTGACCGTCGCCATGGATCAATCCTCCGCCACAGTCGCGGCGGACTTGGCCTTCTTCACGCTCGCCGGAACCACCAGCGTCGTCGCAGCCAGCGCATCCACGCCCGCAGCCCGGAAGTGCGGGTTGCCGAGAATCTTCTTCTGCGCGCCTTCGGGAAGATGCGAGATGTCCACTTCCGCGCTCATGGGGAAGCGCACGCCGAACATTTCGGTATGAAGGCGAGACAGGCCCTCGTTGCGTTCGAGTTCTGCGGGATCGCCGGTGAAGATGACGCGCATGTTGTCCTCTTGAAGTAAGGTTGGGGCTGCGCCTCGCGACGCAGCCCCTCCCCTGTTAGCCGACCACGAGGGACGGGTTGACGTAACCGCGGACTTCGACCGACAGACGACCGGCGGCGAAGGTCGCCGCCGTCGCCACACAGGTCGCCTGGATCAGCGTCTTCTTCGTGAAGAACGGGAAGATGCCGGTGGAAAGGATGCCCGCGAACGGGATGACGTTGCCTGCCGTCGGCGAGATGGACGGGTTCGCGAACGCATCGCCTGTCAGGACGCCGAAATTGCCGAGGCCATCGGCGTCGATCGCGTCATAGGTTCCGGAACCGCCATTGGCGGCCCAGCCCAGATCCATGTCGAGCGTTTCGGTGCCCGTGTCGAGGTCAGCGACATACATCATGCCGCCCGTGACGACGAAACCCGCCGGCACGTAGCAGAGCTGATACACGTCGTTTGCGGTCGGGTTCGCCGCGATGTCGATCCAGCCGGGGATGCCGAACGTGGCGAAGCCCACGTTGAGATCGACCGGAGGAATGGAAGAATAGCCGCGCGGGCCAGTGAAGGTTGCCATTGTCTCTTCTCCTCTGGCTTAGGCGACGGCCATGTACACGGTGACGACGCCGTGCTGGACCGGGCTCGCGCCGAAGTGGATCTTCTTGTAGGCGTCGAGCATCTCGATCCCGAGGCCGCGGCGGAACTCATAGTCCGACATGTCCTCGATGGAACGCATCTCCTGGCCGACGGCCCATGCGAGCGCTTGGCGACCGCACAGAAAAGCAACGCCGACGTCGGCGCCGGAATTGCCGACGCCCGAAAGCACCGGAATCTCCGGGATTTCCTTGATGATGACGCCGCGATAGAGCAGTTCGCCGCCCGTGAACATCGGGTTGTTCTTGAGGGCGCCTGCATCACGCGCACGCGATTCACGGTCAGCCGCGAGGATCGTCGCGTCCTGCTCGAAATAGCGGAACACGCGGGTGCCGCAGAACAGGACGTACCATTCGTTCGCGTCGCCATCGACCATGAAGGGGGTGATCTTCGGGTTCGAGAGCTTGGCCTTGGAGCGTGCGAGGTCGATGATCGACGCGCGGGGCGTGTCGTTCGTCGTGTCGCAGTTCGCCAGCGTCGCGGAGTGGTCCGTGGTCACATTGGAGAGCGCGATGCCCGCCACAACGCGGTCGGCGTTGTTCGTGATCCAGGTGTCCTTGTTGGCTTCCGTCGCGGTCGTGACCGAGCGGCCGTCGATGGAGACGACTGCGCCGATCGAGTTGGCGGTCGTGATGACCGGGCCGTTCGAAGACGAGGTGACCTTGCCGTAATAGATGTTGTCGCCCGTGCCGGACGGACGCACAGAGAGAAACTGGTCGATGATGCGGGCGCGAACCTTGTTCTTGCCCCAGTTCTTGACCAGCGTCTTGGACGCCCTCAGCAGGTCGAAGCCGACGAACGAGGTGTCGTTCTTCGTGAACTTCGTCGCGTGGCGCAGGAAGCGCACCGTGACCTGTTCGTTGGATGCGCTCGCCGCTTCCTCGTTGCCCTCCAGCACGTCAGCGCCGGAAACGCCATCGCCGGTGAGGTCGGGGAAGAACGGGATGTTGATGGTCTGACCGCCGCCGACAAGCTCCTTGCGGGAGACGATGATGTTGTTGGCGCCTTCGCCGGTGTAGCCGAGGAAGCCGCTTTCGCGCTGAAATTCCATGAAGGTTTCAGCCGACCACTTCTGAACGTAGTGGGCTGAGTTGAGAGTCGTTTCGGCCATGGCCTGTTACCTCTTGAACAAAGCGTCGTATCCGGAGACCGGCGCGTCCTTCGAGGTCGTGACGCCCACGACTTCAGAGAGAGACGGCGCCGATCGGCGAGGCTGAGTCTGCGGAGGTGCAGGCGTTGCGACGGGCGCTGGCGTCGACGGCGTTGCGGCCTGAAGCGTGTAGCCGCGCTGCGCGGCGATCGCCTCGAACTGCTCGTCCATCCATTCCTGCGGCGTCCTTCCGCCGAGCGTTTCAAACGTCCGGAACTTCCGGAACTTCGGATACGCCGTCCCGTAGGGGTCGTCGCACCGGAGAAGATCCTTGCGGGCGTCTGCGGGAAGCGTGCCGAGCCAGCTATTGAACTGAACCCATTCTTCCGCGCCGAGCTGCGCGCTCCAGTGACGGGCCGAGCCTTGCTCACGCAGACGCGCGAGGTTCGACTCGTACTCCCTGCGGAGATCGTCCGTGCGCTGCTGGACCACATCCTCGAAGTGCGCCCGGAAGGCGTCGGGATCGAGAAGCGGGTCTGGCTGCGGAAGAACCGCCTCCTCTTCGCGACGTTTGATGTCGTCGAGCTGGCGTTGCAGATCGGCGGCTCTCGCCTCGAACTGCCGCACCTTTCCGCCCAACTCCTCGCGCGTTCTCAGGAGGACATTGATCGGGACGTAGCCGTCATGACGCTCTGCAGCCGGCGGCGCTGCCTCTTGTGCGACGGGCGCGGGCGGCGAGACGTGCTCGCTTGCCGGCGGGGTCGCTGAAACTGGTTCGCCCGTTGGCGCTGGCGTCGGCGTTTCCGATGGCTGAACTTCAGGGGCCGCCGCGTGCGGTTGCCCGATCTGCTCGTCCGTCGCCGCCGGGCCTTTGCCCATCAACGCGTCGTATCCGCTCATCCTACACTGCCCTCAGTCCGTGCGTGGACCAGACGAAGACGCCCGTTACAGCGGCGGCCCGAAGTCGCCCGTTGCAGCCGGCGGCGCTGAGGGAGCTTGCGGCCGCATCAACGCAGCGGTTCGCTCCATGCCGGAGAGTGTAGTATCGGCGTTTGTGTTGCGGGTTTCGGCGATGATCTGCGCCGTCTGCGCGTCGTTCTTGCGCGTCTCGCTCTTCATCTTCTCGACAGAGGCGACCACCTCGGCGAGCTTGGCGCGCACCTCTTCCATCTGCGCCTGCTGCTGCGGGTTCGGCCCCTCCCCGGCCTTCTTGAGCTTGTCGAGAAGCATCTGCTTGTTCGGGAGGGACGAAGCCTCGATGATCACGTCAGGCGGGATCGGCATGCCTGATGCCGCAAGTTGTCCGAGCGTCTCGAACTGCTCCGCCTGCAGGGTCGCAGCTTCCGGCGAGCGGTCGATGACGATGTCGAAGTCGAGTTCGCCGAGCATAGGGCCCGGCTCGCCCATGTCTTCGGCTTCCATCATCGGGCCGCCATTGTGGCCCATCATCGGCTGCGCCATCGCGCCCGTCGGCGGCATGGCTCCGGGACCGCCTGGCATGACAGGCGCGGCGCCCGCCTGCGGGGGATTGCGCGGATTGCGCGGCGCGCGCGCACCGTTCACGCCGACGAACTGCTCCTGGCCTTCGTCGTCGGTGATGCGGACATACATCTCCTCGTTCCAGAACTGCTTGATGCGCGACCAGATCGCCCGATAGACGCGCAACTCCCAGTCGTAGAAGCGGTCGAAGACGGGACCGAGCGCGCCCAGACCCGCCTGTTGCAAGGCGAGGATTGCGCGGCCCGATGAGGCTTGGCCCTGTTCGCCGCGGAGTTGCGGGTTCGGGCCGAGATTTTCGAGGAAGAACTTCGCCTCATCGCCCATCGCCTTCTGGCCCTGTGCGAGGTCGAGATTCTTCACGAGTTCAAACCGCGCGTTGGGACGGACCACCATCTTGCCGTCAGGGCGCGCAGCTTCCGCGCGGAGGTTTTCGTCATTGCCGTCGACCGACGCGCCTTGCTCCATGATGATCTGGTTCGTCGTCAGGAGGTGAAGCGACTTAGACCGGCGCTTGTTCGTCTCGTCCTGCGGCGAGCGCATGTTGCGGATGACGCCGTAGCGCCAGTTCCGGCGCGACACATAGAGCGAGAACGCCACGATGGGATGCGTCGGGCGGCCCATGTCGTCGAGCACGGTCGCGGCCTCGGTGAAGAGCTTGCCCCCGCCCGTGAACACGCAGCGAAACCATCCCTTCTTCGGATCGCGGTGCCACATATCGATGACGAAGACGCGGCGGCGCGTGGTGTCGCCCAGCATGGAACTGTTCGGCAGATCATCCCAGCCGCTGTCGGCGAGTTCGCCCGCGGGAGAGCCGGCCATCGTCGATTGAATCGCTGTCTTGATCCGCTCGTACTCGGCGACGTCACGTTCATATTGCTGCTGAGCGGCTTCGACGGCGGCGGCTTGCTGACGCCAGAGCGCCACCGCCTGCATCGCGAGCGGCTCCCACTGTGCATAGAGGTATGGATCTTCCGGCGGCTCGGGGATCGCCGGCTGTTCCGGAATCGGCGGCGGCTCTTGCGGGCGCGGCGGAAGATAGATGGAGAGCGCCACGTCTTCGTCCAGCCACTTGGCCGATCCGAGAAACCGGGCGTCCGAGAAGTCGTAGCGACGCGAGCGCGGGTCGTAGAAGAAGTCGCGGCTTTCGATCTGCGAGATCGGCACAGTGCGCGAACCGGAGCCGATCTCGACCGCAGCAGTTCCGCTTTTCAGCGCGTCGAGAAACGCATTCGCCTTGATCATTGACAAGCGGCTCTGGTCCTTCACGAAGCGGAGCACGTCGGTGCCGACTTCGGAGCCCTTCTGGTCTTTCGGCGTGCGGGGCTTGGCGCGAGGCTCGGAGCGCGCTCGCTGCTCCACGCCCGAGATCGAATCCACCTGGCGCTGAATCAGGTTGAAGACAGTCGGCGGCTGGTTGCGGAGCGCGAACTTGTCCAGTTCGCCTTGCGTGTAGTGACCGAGCCCCGTTCCGGTCACGTCGCCGTCGTAATAGTCTTGGTCGATGAAGCTCTGCCGGCGCGGCTCTGCGCTGTCGGAGACGTATTCCTGCCAGTACCGCTTGTAGGTCTCGATGCCGAGACCGTCGTACTCTTCCCCATCTTCGGGGGACATGGAAGCGCCATCATACATGGCGGGAGTATCGGATCGCGGGGCGCTGGCGCGGGGTTAGGCGGTTTTCCAGTCATTGGAGGAACGGGAGCGGCCGAAGCCGTAGTCGCCTGGTCGCGGCGACGCTGGCGACTGCACGCCCTTCGTCGCGGGATGGGCTTCGTCGAGCGCGCGCCCCATCTTGCCCGCGGCGTCCACTTCGTCGTCGTGCTTGCCTGTCGGGAACGAGATCATCTGCTCAATCCACTCGTCGCCGTCATGGCCCTCGGGGACATGCACCATGCCCATCGCCGCGCGGGCCTGAAAGCCGCGAGCATGGGTGCTCTTGTCCGATATCGAGGGCAGCCAGTCGAACCATGTATAGATGTTCCGCTCCTGCGACCGGCGCTGAAGGAACGGATCAATCGCGTTCTTGATGACGCCCGCTTCCCCAAACCATGCCGTGGGGCGGTACTTGGCGATGAGATCGAGTTGCTTGTCGATCCACACATCCGTCGTCGCCTGTCCGCGCCAGCCTCCGAGGAGCCAGATATGCGACGCATGGTCGATGCCCCAGACCCGATGGACGGTGAAGTCGCCGCTGCCCTCCTTCGTGCCGTAGTCGCTTGTCCCGAAGATGTTGAGCGACTTGGGAAGCTCGTCCGTCCCGTAGCGCTTGAACCAGCCACGCTGGAAATAGTCGCCCTCTTCCGGCGCCGGGCGCTGCTGATAGAGCGCGGCCCACATCATGGCGCTCGTCTCGCGCTGGCGGGCGCGCAGGAACGCCGGATAATCGTAGGCCGGGTCATTGGCCCAGAGATATTCTCCGGGCGCGCGGCCGAGAATGTCGCCCTCCTCCGCAATGGCGGGGATCGAGATCACGCGACCCTTCACATCGCCTCGTTCAATCTGCCCCAGCGCCCTCCCCGCCACGTCCTCCTCATGCCAGCGGGTGTTCATGAGAACGCGCTTGGCCCTGGGCTTCAGGCGAGAGCTGAAGTCGTCGACATACCAGTCCCAACGCTTGCGCCGCACCGTCGCGGAAAATGCGTCTTCCCGGCTCCCGAAGAAGTCGTCTCCCAGTCCGAGGTCGGCGCGAAAGCCCGAGATGCCGACGCCGGCGCCAACGCCGTAATACTCGCCGCCGGACTGCAGACCCCAACGAGCGGCGGCGGTGTTGTCTTCGGCCAGCGCGATGCCGAGAATGTGCCCGTCAGAGGCAATGTCATTGCGGACCCGCCTGCCCCATCGCTCGGCGAATTCGATGTTGTGCGTCGCCGCGAGGATGGAGTTTCCCGGATAGCGGCTCAGATACCAGGCCGGAAACAGGTGCGAAAGATAGGTGCTCTTCGCCGACCCCGGCGGCGCGAAGAGCAAGAGCACCTCGTCCTCGCTGTCGAGGAACTCAACAATCTGGTCCAGGATGAAGGCGTGGTGCGCCGCCGGCTGGAAGCCCTTGTGGCGCGCCCACTCAATTGGGGAGGCCCGTATCGCCCGGCGCCGGAGCAGTTCCCTCGCCGCGCCCGCCCTGCTCATCGTCTCCGGCAAGGAAGCCATAGAGTTCTGCATCGGTCATCGCCCGCATGTCTCGGATGGTCGCGCTGATGTTCTGCTGCGGCTTGCCCCAGCCACGGTCGAGAATGGCGTTCGCCGCAGACACCGCAGCCTTGGCGTTGTCGCTCCGCATCCACATGACGAGCGTGTCGAGTGCGTCGTTGGTGTATTCCCGCGCGGCCTTGCGAAGATCGGAGAAGCCTTTGGGGCGTCCTCCGGGGTTTGCCGAAGCGCCGGTCGTGAAAGTGCCGCTCTGGGTCCGGCTCTGAGGCGCAGGCTTCGGCGTCTCGCTCGGAACGAACTTGCGCTTCGGCGGTTTGCGCTTTGGCGCAACGCCTTTGGGTTTTCGTCCTGCTCCTGGCCGGGCTCCGCCTCTCGCCATGGTTTGAATTCCGTCCGTTTGAATTCGGCAAGGATACGCAGCGAATTCAAAGGCGCGGGGTTATCATCCCGCGTAGTCCCTACTTTCCACGTCGTATCTCGGGGCTCCCATGATGCGGAGGCGGCGAGCCTCCCCGCTTGTGAGCGTCACGAGATATTCGAGACGATAGCCGTCAGAGAGACCGGTGAGCGTGGCGGTGAAGGACGACTCGGAGATGGCTGGCGTCGAGGACATCGCACCGCCTTCCGCTTCTGTGACGGTGGAAATCGCAGAGGGAAACGTCACCGTAATCGGGTGCGCCTCATCCTCTTCGGTCTGGAGATAGACGATGCGGCAGCGGTCGTCGGTCCATGCCTGTCCGTATGCGCTGTAGCCACCGCGTTCGAGAGCCTGGATGTTTGTCGCCATGGGATAAGTATGGCGGCGTCGGGCCTGCGTGTGGCGTTAGCGCGTGGTGCTCCCCGCCCCGCGCACGTTTCCAAGCGAAGAGCCGATGGTGATGAGGCCCCGATACTTCATCTTGAGCGTGGGATGGGTCACGTCGATCGCCATCGAAACGCGCTTGCCGGCGCGGCGCAACGCTTCTTCTGCGTGCGGGAGCGCATCGCGAAGAAGATCGCGGTGGCCCGCCCAGTCCAGATGGATGATCTCGGCGCCGACGGAATCGGCGACTGAGGCCCACGCCATTGCGCCTTCGGGGCGTTCCTTGCCACTGGCGATGGGTCCGAGGATGCGGGTCAGAGGGGCGTATTTCGCGATTATGGACACGTAGGGGTGGGCTGCCTGCGGCTTTGCGGCGGCCTCAAGAAGCGGCGCCGGCCGCGCGTCGGGCGCACGCTCGTATTCGCGTTCCCTCTCGATCCAGAAGAGCACGTCGTCCGCCGTCTCGATCACGGAGCGCGCGGACTCCATCTGGTCGGTGAGCTTGTCGAGAGCCTCGTCGATATTGGGGTTCGCGCGCCGCCAGCGCTCGACCTCCGCGGTGTCGTCCTCGATCGTCGAGCGGTTGAAGCCCGTGATCTTCGACAGCATCGTGCCCGTGATGAAGGGGCGGGTGAGATTGAACCAGAGCTTGCGAACCTTGATGGCGTCGTCCTTGCGGCGACGTCCTGCGGCGAGGAAAGGATCGACGCCGAATTGCGCGCACAACATCATCAGACTGCGCCAAGCGAACCGCACGTCATCGGCGAAACGCGGGTCTTGGGAAAACGGATGGTTCTGCGAAATCGCCCAGGTGCTCATGCATGGAATCTAGACGACGGTCATGGTTAACGGAAGCCTGCGTTCACCGCACTACTCCCGCTTCCCGCAATTTCACCGCCATCACTTCATTGGGGACTTCTCCACGCAGAACATCGAAGTGAACGTCTGTCAGAGCTTCGGCGTTGAAGGCGTCGTCTTCTGCGACGTCTACCCAGTCGGTGTCGGGTTCGTGGTAGCGCCGGCCGTTTAGGTGGCGCTTCGGGAGAACCGTGATCACGCGCCCAGCCTTGCGGTGATAGACCACGGGAACGGTGCGGTCGGCGCGCTCCCAATAGACGGCCCAGATGTCAGCGTCGTTGTTTCGTTGCAGACGTTTGCCCCGCCCTTCCCTGCAGGCGTCCGCAAGCGCTTGAAGATCCGCGATCGTCATTTCCATGCCGTACCGGGTGAGGGCGCGCTTTGAGGCGTGGGGGGTCATGCGGCTTGCTCCTCTCAGTGTGGCGAAAGCCAGCGGTCGTCTTCGCCGTCGGTCCAGCCTTCGGAAATCGTGAGCGCTTCAGCGATGCGTGCGGCGGCGTCACGCAAGCGTTCACGCTCGTTGGGGTTGCGCGCCTCTTCGGCGGCCTCGACGGTCTCGTCGAGAAGGCGGCGAAGGCGCTCGCTCATCAGCCGCCCCTTCCCTTCGTGTTCGTGCGCTCGAAGGTCTCTGCGGAGTGGTAGCGCCCGGTGTTGCAGTCGAGCTGGACGTAGCACTCGCCGGGCTTGCCCATGAGGCGGTGGTTCTTCTTCTTCCAGACGCGGATGAGCGTGCGCGAGGAGTTCGGGTCGCGCTCGTATTCGCCGTCGATTTCGATCATGGGCGGGTCGCGGAACGCGGTGACGCCGAAGTCCGGGGCGTTCTTCCAGTGGGCGCCGCCGGAAACGCTGTAACCGTCCGGCACGTCGTAGGAGCCGTCGCGGTTACGAATCGGGTTCTTCGGGTGCGCGACGATGGCGAGATGCACGTCAAAGGACCGCGCGAACATCTTCGCCCGTTTCAGCGTGCGCCGGACATAGAGGTCTTCCCGTTCCCGGCTGTCGTAGTCGTGGTCGATCTGGCTCCACGGGTCGAGGATCGCGATGCGCGCGCCATAGCGGACGATGGCTGCGCGGGCGCTGTCGATGAACCAGTCGAAGGTCTGGTCGATCCATTCCTCTGAACCGGGCTTTCCGTAGCCGTCGCCGTTGAGGAAGATGCAGTGATCCTCCACCCATTGCGTCGCGCGCTCGCGCTCTTCCTCGGTGACGAGATCGAGCGGCTTGCCCGCCAGGAAGGCGATCGCGTCGTTCAGGTACTCGCGCTGCGGCGTCGCCTCGAACGTGCCCACGGCGAGCGCGAAGTCCTCCCGCCTGGCGATCGACCATGTGGCGGCGTTGAGGAGCGTGGATTTTCCCTCCCCGGCATAGCCCGTCCAGACGCTCACCTGCCCCGGACAGATTGTGAGGAGGTCGTCAAGGCCGGACGCCTTGTGGAGATCGGGCTTCCAGATTTTCAGCGGCGGGAGCGGCGGAAGTTCGGAGAGCCTGAACACGCCGCGCGCACGCACCCACTTTGCGCCCGCAAGGCAATTCCTCACGCCCTCGATGCCCTGCGCGAGGAGCACGTCGTTCAGATCCTTGCAGCCCCGCGGATAGGTCACGAACTTGCAGCGCGCCGGGCCAAGCCGGGCCTGCAGGTCCGTCAGCAGCGCAACGCCTGCCTGGTCCCCGTCGACGGCGAGAATGATCTCGGTCGCCCCGTCGAGCGCCTCGCGGGCGGCGTCGAGACAAGCGTACTTCGCGCTGTCCTTGCCCTCCTCTGTGGGCTTCTCCGGCGCGCCGGCGGCGAACGCCACAGTGCGCCAGTAGCCCGCCTGGACCGCCACCACCGCGTCGAGTTCGCCTTCGGTGATGACGAGCGGTTCGGAGGCGAGTCCCTCGTCTGCAATCACGTCATGGCGCCACAAGATTTGCTCGCCGCCCTTGTCCTGCGCAAACTTCTTGCCGGCGGTGTCGCGGTACTTGCGGTTGACGATGCGCCCTTCCCGCTCGAACGGGAAAATCAGCACGTCAGATTTCCCATCGCGAGCGGGGCGGCTTGCGATCCCGAGCTGTTCGCACAGGTCCGCGTCCAGCGCCCTTCCCGCGAGCCAGTCCCTTGCGCGCGCCGAAAGACTTCCGGTCGCGTTCGCGTTGATCGGCGTCGCGGTCATCGGCGATGCCCCGCCAGCCGCAGTGATGGCAGCGATAGACGGCGAAACCCGCGTCGAGCGCCTGCCCGTCGCTGAGGGTTGCAGGCCCGCTCACCACGCTGAGACACGGGTCCGTGGATTTCTTGCGGGTGTGCGAGCACTGCGGGCAGGTCTGCGTCCAGCGGCGGCCGGAGCCGCGCGGCGAGATGCCCAGTTCGCGGAGCGTGGACATGGGGCCCCATCAGTAGATCGGGTTGTGTTTCGCGTTGCGGCAGCGGCGGCCTTGCGCGTCGATGAACGTGCGCGACTTCAGCTCGTGGTGCTGCTGCGCGCCGCCCTGCGCCCAACGTGTCAGCCAGTTGCCGATCGACACGCGCGGCGAGATGACGGACTTGCCGTGGTCGAGATGCCAATTGCGGTAGCGCGACCATTCGTGGGTCACGGTCCCGTTGATCATCCCGGCGGCGGCGGCCATCTCGCACCAGAGCGCGGAGGGCTCGACGGGAAAGCCCGCCTCGGTCGCGACGTAGACGGCTTCCCGCTTGCGGTTTTCGCGCTTCTTGCGCGGCGCGCGATCCGGCCCGTCCCCCACACCCCCTGTCAATTCAAGCTCGGTGGTGGAGGATGAATCTCCAAGATTGGAGTTTGTATTATTAAGGGGGGTGTGGGGGGACGAAGTTACAAGGCTTGTAACCTCCGGGTTACGACTAGATATTGTGTCCCTGTCGCCGGTTACGACCTCCCGGTTGGGTCGTATCTCAGCGGTTACAAGGCTTGTAACACCGGTGTTGCTCGTAACCTCCGGGTTACAAGGGGTTGTAACCTCCGGGAGAGCGTAGCGGGTCGGCCGGTTGCCTTCCTCGCGGCGGGTTTCGCGCGCCAGATAGCCGAGATCGGCGAGCTTCTTCGCCGACCGCGAAACGCTGTTCGGGTGACAGTCGGCGATCTCGGCGATGTCCGCACGGCGCAGCGGCGGCCCCTCCGTGCGGAGAAGCAATCCCAGGATCGTGCGGTCAAGATGGGAGAGGCGGCGATCGGGCATCGCCGCGAACAGGATCGTCGCGGCGCGGATGAACTCGGCTTGTTGCATCCCGTCAGGATAGGGTCGCTCTTCGGAACGCGGCTTTCCCGAACCGTCCTGCTGTGGATCGCCTGTGATTGAATCCCGCATCTTGTGCGGGCGCGCCGAAGCGCGTATATGGGTGGCGTTCAAGTACGTTCTCCTTTGTGAGTTCGAGCGCCGTCCGGGGGTCGAAGACCGGGCGGCGCTTTTGTTTTGGGGTCAGGTGGAAGAGGGTTGCGGGCTTTCCGTTTCGACGGAGCTGAGACGCACGCAGAGCGGCGCGAAGGGTTGCTCCTTCGTTTCTGCTCCGAGGTGCGGATATCCGGCGCCAATAGCCATTGCTTGCGCGATCAGCCACGCCGCTTGATGTGCCGTTTCCTCGTTAGGAAATTCTGCGCCAAAGCGGTGATCGACGGTGAGATGAACGCGGCCATCCGAGTCTTTACGCCCGGTGAGCTTTGGGATTCGTCGTCCGTCGATGACTACGCGATACTCCTCGAACGGGCCGACGAGTAGCGGCGGCGGTTCGTCCGGCTTTTTGGGAAACTCGTGGACGGTCACGTCTTCTTCTCCTTCTTGATCGCCGCAGCGATTTTCCTTGCGAGGCCCCTCGCCTCTTTTCCTGTGACGCGATCGGCGACGCGGGCTGCGGGGCGTTTGCCGCGCTTGGGTTTGAAGGCTTTCACCATGGCCAGAGCAGCCAGAGGATGAGCGCCGTCACGGCGCCGAGGGAAAAGATCGCGGCGCGCAGGGCGAGCTTCATGAGACGCCCTTCCCGTGCCTTGCAGGGTCCCAGGGCTTGCGGGAAAACGACAGGATGCGGCCGTTTTTCTCCGCCTTCCCGACAGCTTTCGCGACGGTCACGAGCGCCAGTCCTGGATGATCTGCGACGAGGCTGGCGTGAATGTCGTGCAGGCTTTCGCCGTCGGCGAAGCGCTCGCGAACCCATTCCAGCTCGTCTTCGGCGAGGGCTTCCATCATGTGCGTTTCTCCGGGGCGAAGACGCGGCTCGCCTCCCAGACGAGCGCGCCGACAAGCAGGGCGATCACCACCGCGCCGAAGAAGGTCGCGGCGTCGAGGACGGTGGCGTTCTTGCGGGACAGGAGTTCAGCCGCCTTGAACGCGGTCGCCACCCCCGCCATGGCGAGGATGGAGAGAAGGCCGGAAAGGAGGCGCATCATGAGTGCGCCACGACGGTTGCGCGCATGGCCGTGACTTCGGCTTCCGTGAGGCGACACATGCGGGCGATCTTGCGATCGGGGATTTTCGTCATGGCGATGAGATCGCGGGCGAAGGTCAGATCGCCGACGGAAGGCGCGGGTTCGGGCGCGGCGCGCGGCGCCGGCGGCGTTTCCTTCGCGGGCTTCACAGGGGGTTTCGCCACGGCCCGATCCGAGTCGGGCTTGCGCTTGGCGGCAGAGAGGCGCGCGCTATGCGCGGCGGCGTCGTAGATCCCCGGCGGGATGGCGGCGCGTCTCTGCATTCCGCGCAGTCGTTGGTGAAGCGTGTTGGGCCGGACCCCCGCTTTCTGCGCCGCCTCTTTCGGGCTCATCCCTTCTTCGGCGACCAGACGAACGGCCTCGGAAACTTCGGGCTTTTGGTTGCCATGACTGAACGCGATGACCACCGCGCTGTCTCGCAGCGGCTCCGGCGCTGCGCCGAGCGCGAACGCCTCCAGCGCCAGCCGCATGCCTTCCGGCAACGCCGCAATGTCTGCGGCCTCAAGCACGCGAAAGTTCGTAGAGCGCATCCCCGCGCCTCCATTCCATCAGCCCGATTTGCCCCTTGGAGAAACCCCGACGCGGCCCCGTTCGCCTTGTCGTCGGGCGGACGTGCGCCGTGCGGCTACGAGGTGTCGGTCATCACGTTTCTGTAATACTCGCGGCGGCGCAACCTTGCGCCTTGATGCGCCCATCGTGGGGCGCCTACTGTCTCCGTACGGGACGCAGAGAGGTGCGCGTAATGAAGCACGACACAGGCTACCGACTTGTCGAGACCGTTGAAGAGGTCGTGGTCCGCGGCGGTCTTCTTCGTCTCACCATCACCGCCGGCGGCAAGATCCGGAAATATGCGGTGCCGCTGGAACTCTCGGGAAAAACGGTGAGCCGCGCGCTGAAGGCGCTCACCACCTATGCGGCCGTGGTGCCGTTTCCGGAGAAGCGGAGGATGTAACGTCATCTGTCAGCGCTCTCACTATCGCTAGAACTGTCTGTATGCCCGTGCACCTGGTTTGCCAGAATCCACAGATCGTCTTCGCGCACGGGTAAGCCGCGAATTTTTGCGGCCGCAGCCACTTTCGGAATCCAGATCGGCGGGATGGAGTTGCGTGTGTGCCACTGCTGAACAGTGCCGCGCGGGGCCCGAATTTCCCGGCCCAAAGCGCTGCGCTTTCCCCAGAGGTCGATGACCTCTCGGAAGTCCTTCGGCGTTGACAGAATCGTAGTCATTTGCTGGGTACGATACCACGAGTATCGAAAAGGGCAATACCCACTGTGCCTCGCCGGATGATACGCCATGTATCTATGGCGGAGGAGATCGGGCATCGATTGCGCGCGGCGCGGAAGGCCAAGGGCCTGAGCGTGGCGACCATGGCTGAGCGCCTAGAGATCACCGTGGGCGCGATTCGCCACCACGAGAATGGCACCCGCCCGCCGAGCGCACGCCAGATCGCCCTCTACTCGAAAGCGTATGCAGTAAGCACCGATTGGATCATTCTCGGGCGCGGTCGCGGCCCAGGCGACAAGGGCGCCGACATCATAGACATCTTCGACCACATCCCGGAACGCGACCGACCGCACGCCCTGGAAGTGATGAGAACCTTCCGCGCCAAGGGCGACAAGGGCTAGGCCCCCTTACTCACAATGTGGATAGCCCGCGCAAAAAAGCGATACAATTTGTATTGACTTGAAGCGATACCAAGCGTATTGCTCTCTCCACGACAGGCGAATCACTCGCCGGGACCGGGAGAGACGACAGTGTCCAGCCCTGCGTATCTGAAACTGGTTGAGGCCGGGGCGGTCAGCCGCCCGCTGCGCGGTCGCCGGGTCGATGAAGCCAAGGCCGACGCGGCGTTCGCGGGCTTTGAGCTTGCCGAAAGCTCGCTGCGCCACACGCTTACAGATCACCTGCCCTTTTCGGGGCTCGTCATCACTGCCGAGGAGGTCGCCGAACTCCGCGCGATCGCTGACCGGCTCTCGATCATCTCCGCGGTGATCGAAGCGCGGATCGCCGACCAATGACCGGCTTCCAGCCCTTCGGCGCGATCGCCGCGCGCATCGTCGCGAGCCTCCCGCAACCGGACCTCGACGAGGACCTCCCGGACACACCGGGCGACGAACTCCCCGCGGAAGAAGACGAGGAGGAATTCGCATGACCGACCATTACGATGCGGCTGCGGAACGCGAAGAACGCCGGGCGCTTGCGCGGTCCCTGTTCGCCGACGATCTCGCGCGGGCGGCGCAAGCGGCGACGCGCTTCGACGAACTCTTCGCGGCGCTTCTCACCCGCGCGGAGCCCCAGGACCGCGCCCGCCTCATCGCCACCGTCAACCGCTATGACACCTACATCGTCGCGGAAGAACTGACGGAATGGGCGGATGCGCTGCGGGAGCAAGGCTGATGTCCGATCTCGAAAAGCTCCACCGCGAAAAGCCGATCACGAAGCCGCCGGGAAGGTGGAGGAACCGGTATCGCAACGGCGCGCTCGGATATCGCATGGGCTCCGAGCCACGGCGCGCGCCGGGTGAAATCTTCGACGGGAACACGGTGTTTCTGTCAAAGGATATCGCTGAAACCGTCGCGCAGGAATTTCTCGCGGGGTGCTTCAATTGCGGTAGCCCTCGCGCCGCGCACATCGAATACCTCGGCGCCTTCCCCGTGGAGGCCCCCTGATGCCCGACCCCTATCTCACCCGTGAGCGGCTTGAGGACTTCAAGGACAAGACGCGGTTCGACGGCTGCTACGCGCAGGCGCAGGCCGAAGAGCTTCGCGAGGCCGTCAGCCGACAAAACGCGATCCTCGCCATGGTCCGCGCTCACGCGCAATGGCTGGCCGGCGTCGGACGGCTGGATCTCACCACGGCATCCGGCCGCCAGCTCACCCGCGCGGAAGCGGAAACCCGCGCCGCCGAGATGGTGGAAGACACGCTGATCGACATGCTCGACGAAAGGACCGGGCGGCTCTTGAGGGAGAGGGACTGATGGGGCGCCTCTATCCTGCGGAGCCGCCGGAGCTTTGCGACGCCGAGGGCGCGCGCAAGCTCAAGGAGCGGATCGAGGCCTACTGGGCCGAGAAAGGCTTTTCCGTCGCCGTCACTCTCCCCCGCGAGGTCTATGTCCCGCAGATGCGGACCTCTCGTCATGACGTCCGCTCCGACATGGTGGACGGGTATCCGAAGGAATGGGGGAAGCGGTGATGGGCGACACAGGCCAAGAAATCGTCGCGCCGGCGGCGGATGCCCCTGCCCCGGCGCCCATCGCGGCGACGCCGATGGAAATGCTCGCGCGCGCGCTGGAGCGCGGCGCGGACCTGACCGTCCTTGAAAAGCTCATGGACCTTCAGGAGCGGCATGAGAAATCAATGGCGCGGAAGGCCTTCGATGAGGCGCTTGCGGCGGCGAAGGCGGAAATCCCGATCATCAAGAAAAACCGCCGCGTCGGCTTCGACTCGAAGAACGGCGGCGCGCGCACGGACTATGCGCACGAAGACATGGCGGAAATCGCGCGCGTCGTGACGCCGATCCTCTCCAATCACGGCCTGTCGTACCGATTCCGCACCCACTACGAGCCTAACCATCCGGTGAGCGTAACGTGCATCATCTCGCACCGGCTCGGATATAGCGAGGAGAACACTCTTCCCGGCCCGCCCGACAACAGCGGCAACAAGAACAGCATTCAGGCGATCGGATCGACCGTCACCTACCTGCAGCGCTACACGCTGAAGGCGGCGCTCGGCCTTGCTGCGGAAAGCGACGACGACGGGCAAGCGGCTGGCGGGAGCGAAGCGATCACCGACGAGCAGTTCGCCGCGCTGCGGGCCAAGATCGACGACACGGGCGCCGACATCGAGCGCTTCTGCCGGTACTGGAGAATCGAGGCCGTGCCGGACCTCCGCGCGAAGGACTTCAAGAACGCGATGGCGTCGCTCGACGAAGTGGCGAGGACCCGCCGCGCCAAGTCTGGCGGTGGCGCATGATGCTTCAAGGCACGCCGGAATGGCATCAAGCCCGGCTGGGCTGCGCCACGGCCTCGCGCATTGCGGACGTGATCGCGAAAACGAAGACCGGGTGGGGCGCGTCCCGCGCCAACTACGCGGCCGAGCTTCTCGTGGAGCGCCTGACAGGTGCGCCCACTGAGCGCTTCTCCAACGCAGCGATGCAGTGGGGCGCCGACACCGAGCCACACGCGCGCGCCGCCTACGAGTTGCGGCATGACGTGACTGTCGATCTCGCGCCGTTTGTGCCTCACCCCTCCATCGCCTGCGCAGGCGCCTCTCCCGATGGTTTTGTCGGAGAGGACGGCCTCGTCGAGATCAAGTGCCCGAACACGGCGACCCACCTGGACACCCTTCTCGGGTGCAAACCAGACGCGAAATATGTGACGCAGATGCAGTGGCAGATGGCCTGCACCGATCGCGAATGGTGCGACTTCGTCTCGTTCGATCCGCGCCTGCCGGAACATCTGCGTTTTTTCTGCACCCGCATTCATCGCGACGCGGAACTGATTGCAAGTCTTGAGCGCGACGTGACGCAATTTCTCGCCGAGATCGAAGCGCGGATGCTTTTGCTCTCCGCTCAATACGGCGACGACAGGATCGCCGACTAACAGCACCCGCCTCTCCATTGCGTCCCCCACCCATAGCCTTGGAGAGGCGGTAGCCGGAAGCGGAGCGCGGGCGGGCTGATGCGCTTCGTTTCCGGCGGATTTTGGAAGGGAAAGGCTGATGGAATTTTTGACCGATGGCATGGCGCAACTGTTCGACCTGACCGACGAGCGCAAGAGGCGAGAGCGCGCGCGTCGACGCAAGAACCTCGAAGGCTTTTCCGGCCTCGACGGCGACTGGTTCGAGGAGAACCGCCGTCAGAACGTGCGTCGCGAACGCATCAACGGCTTACTTGCGGCGTTCAACGCGCTGCCGGAAATGCCGGTAGTTCTGCCGTGACCACCTTCGCCTCTTCCAAATGCTACGGCTGCACACAATGCCGGTACGGCGGGAACGCTGGCGATGATCGCACGCGCTGTCTGCATCCTGGCGGTGACGCGGAATCGCACGCGCTGGGCTCGCGGCTCGCCGGCGAGGATGCGGCCGGCCCGCTCGCGCTGAAGCTCAACGTCCTCGCGAGCCTTCGCGGCTTCGACTTCCCGACCTCGTTCGACCCGCTCGCGATCGACGCCTGCGAGGGCTTCGACCCCATCATGCAGCGCCGCACGCATCGGGGCGATCCCCGATGCAAAGACAGCCGGGAGAGCGCAACGTGAAAGTTCTCTCCACCGCCATCGGCGTGCTCGGCTGGATCGCTGCAGCCTGGCATCGGCTTTTCGTCGGCTTCCACCGGGGCCGCGTCGAGCTGCACATGCGCCGGGCCGACGTTCACGACAAGCGCGCCGTGGCGCGCGTGAAGGAGGCCGAGCGCATCGAGGCCGCCGCAAGCACGCTTGCGCCGAAGAAGCCGAAGCAGGCCGTGATCGCGCCGGCCAGACGCGTGCGCGCGGATGGTCCGCTTGCCGCCGTCAGCAACTTTCACCCGACCAACGACGAAGACCGCGCCGGCGGGGACAGGAGCAAGGCATGAGCGCGCGCGGCTACCTCACCGATCGCGAATGGCGCGAGATGTTCGAGGCCCAGGGCGAGCGGTGCTGCGTGAAAGGCTGCACAAGCGACGGGCCGTTCGAGGCGGAACACTCCACGCCGGTCGCCTTCGTCTCCGGAAAGCCCGACCAGATCATGTGCGTGAAGCACCACAAGCAAAAGACCCGCCGGGACAAGCGCGAGATCGCGCGGGCGAAACGCCTCTCTGGCGAGACCCGCTCGCAATGGTCGCGCCGCAAGGAGCGCAAGGCCGAAGGCTGGCCTCCCCTCCTCCGCGGGGCCGGATTTCGCAAGCCCAAGACCCGTGAAGAGATTCTCGGAGCCAAGCCATGACCAAGCCCCCCCTCACCGAACTCGGCATCGGCGGTCGGAGAAATCCGCCGGATGCGCCGGAGATGGACACGGCCGAAGCGCTGGCGCTGGCGCTTTTCCTGCTCGACGACGCGCGCAACCCAGGGCGAGACGGTCCGGCGGCGCTGTTCACGGAGGCCGGCGCGCAGGATGTAGCGCGCATCCGCACGGCGCTGAAACGCGCCCGCTCTCTGAAATAGAAGGAGTGAAGTGAATGTCAGACGACGATTATCTCGTGCGGCGTGATCGCGACAGACGAGACATGCGCAGGCTTCGCGAGGAAGCATCGCATGAAGGCTGGCGCTGGGGCCGCTGGCTCGCGGGCGGCGTGTTGGCGTTGTCCATGGTCAGTTGTGGCGTTGGCTTGCTGACCGGCGCCATCGGTACGGCGGGCAACGTCGCCTCCACGCCGGGACGCGTGGTCAATGAGGTCGTGAAGACCGAGAACGTGCTCACCTCCTACAAGCAGTTCTACGGCTTCAACCAGCGCTACCGGGCGCGGCTTGCCGACATCAAGAACTGGTCGGCCACGGCGGAAGCCGAGACCGACCCGGCGCACAAGCGCATGCTCGCGCAGAACATCCTCGCCATGCGCTCGGTCTGCATCGACCTGGCGGAGCGCTACAACGCCTCGGCGGAAATGCTTACCTCATCGTGGTTCCGCGACCAGCGTCTTCCCGAAAATCTCGACCCCGCCGCCTGCAATCGCTGACGGCCGCACGGAGAGCATGCACATGAAGAAACTCGTCATCGCCGTCTCGGTCGTCGCCATGCTCGCCGCGTGCGGGCCAGAGGGCGTCGGCTCGCCCGACGTCCCCGTCCGCGAGCAACAGGCGCGCGAAGCGGCAAAAGCCGCGCAGTCGGTGGATTTCAGTGGCGGCAACGCCGAGCGCGAGAACATCGTCAAGCGCTCCAACCTCGTCGCCCAGCCCGATCTGCTCGGCTACATCGTGCTGCTGAATTTCGGCCAGCCCGTCGCCTACTACACGATCAAGGGCAAGGTGACGTCGAGCGGAAAGCGCCTTGAGAACCCCTATTTGAGTGGCGACTGCGGCGGCGAATTCGGAACCTGCGACATGGGCCGGGTCGCGCCATCATATGACGGCACCTACGGCGACTCCGACCGCTACGTCTATTTCTGGACCTCCACCGGCCAGTACGTGCAGTGGTCCGGCGACTATCTCTACAGCGACCAACCGCTTGCGTTGAACGGACGCTCTGCGGCGACCGTGATCGAACGCACGCCGTCGTGAGCGCCGCCCTCTCTCGCGCCCGCTCGCTAAAATAGAAGGATGGAAACGGACATGGCGAAGACGATCTACAAGTACGATGTGCGGATGAACGACAGCTTTGGCGCAATGATTGAAGCGCCGGCGGGAGCCGAGATCGTCAGCGTTCAGATGCAGGACAACGTGATGCGTGCTTGGGCCGTGGTTGACCCGCGAGCGCCATTTCAACGCCACGAGTTCCATATCATCGGCACGGGCCACGGATTTCCCGACGCGCCGGTTCGCTTCCTGAACCGCATCGATCATCGCGGCCTCGTCTTCCACGTTTTTCTTCCGGTGGCCCCATGACCACCCCCACGAGAAAATGCCTGGAAAAGGTGCGGGATATCCTGAGAGCGGGAGAACCGTTGAGGATCGAGGGCGAAGAAGACCTCGGCTTTAATATGGAGTTTCGCTATCCCGAAGAGACCGACGATCTCACCGGCCAAGGGTGCGGCTCTGCTGCGTGCATTGCCGGGTGGGTCGAAGAGCTCGGCTATCACGCATATGACGGCGAGCGCCCCAGCGCTCGTCCCGACCTCGCCGGACTCTACTATCCGCCGATGCGGTTCGATTACGCCTCCATCACCCCCGCTCAAGCCGCTGACGCCATCGACAACTATCTCCGCTATGGAGATGCAAATTGGCCTGCTGTGCTGGGGGAAGTGGGATGAGCCGGGTTGCCTTTTATCGCTGCGGCCAATGTCGCAATGACAAGCACGCCCAGTCGCACACCTACGCCGAGACCGTGGCGGGATTTCTCTGGCCAATGTGCGACTACGGTTGGAACCGCAGTAACGCCGCCCGCTTTTCGATTTTTCGAGGACCGCCCGGCACCGAAGGTGATTGCTCACTTTGCCGCAAGAACGTCGCCGCCGGGAAGCGTCCCGTGCATCGCGCATTCTCTCACAAAACGAAGTGGCTGTGACCAATGCCTAGCCCCATCCCGACCGAAGAAGAGATTGAAGCGGCTGTGGTGCAGAAGCTGGCCCAGGTCCGCGAGCAGACCTGGCAAACGCTTCGATCCGGCGGCTGCGTCGTGCGCGCCACGGCCATTGAATGCGATGTACCGCTTTCGCTTTTGATGGAGACCGGCCTCTCGCCTGAGATTGTCCGCCTCCATCCATTTACCGGTCTTCTTTTAACGGAGAGCAACAATGCCTAGCTCCCCTCTTTCAGAAGCCAAGCGGGTGTGGGAGGAAGCGACGCAGTTCGGCTTTGCGTTTGCTGAGAAGTGGTTCGCCGGCAGGATCGGTCATGGCGGAGCGCCAGCGGCAGCAACACGAATGAGCAAGGACGAACTGGCGTGCTTGGTCGCCGAGATATTCGAGTGTGCGACCGTGCGCGCGAAGCAAGCCCTTCAAGCCGACAACGCGCGGATGCGGGAGGCGCTGGCAAGTCTTGTCGAAATGACCAACGCCTGCGTGGACGGCGACGGCATGAGTGTATCCGAGTGCGATGCGCGAATGCTTGCGGCCCGCGCCGCCCTTTCCCCGGGGAAGACCGATGACTGAGAAGGAACTGATTGCGGAGGCGCGCACGATCGCCAGCGCATGGATGGCGCGTCACCGCGCGCTGTCTGCGCAACTGTCGCGCGGCGGCGTCGCCGACACGATGGAGGAAGACCTTCGTCTCCTTGAATACGCGGAAGCCGCCAGCGCGCTCACCCGCCTCGCCGCCGCTCTCGAAGAGAGTGAGGGGAAGGCGGCGAGCGATTGGACGTGGTTCAACGCGAACGACAAGGTGCGCGTGAAGCTCACCAAAGAAGGCCGCGCGTATCACCGGCGTTTGTATGACGAGCGATATATAGGGCTCTTCGATTACACGCCGCCGAAGGAAGACGCCGAAGGCTGGTCGGAGTGGCAACTGCACGACCTCATGAGCACGTTCGGCGGCGCAATCAGCCTTGCCGCGCCAGTGCCGTTTGAGACGTGGTTCCAGTTCGGCAAGCCTGAATTTCCGCATGCCTCCGAGCGCAAGGACGCCCCCAATGCCTGACACCCCCAACCAGGTAGAGGAAGAAGTCGCGCGGGCGATCTATGCGCAAGCGCCCGCATTCGAGTGGGCGCACACCGAGGCTGGCAAGCCGATCAACGTAGAGATCATTCCGTACGACGACCCTCGCTCTGGCGATCATCGCCTGCGCGCGCATCAGCACGCCCGCGCCGCCATCACCGCCCACCTCTCCGCACTGGAAAAGGCGGGAATGCGGGTGGCGCCTGCGACGTCCGACCTTCGGGAACAGGCGGCGAAGGTGTGCGAGGAAGAGGCGCTGTTGCTGATGAACAGCGCGCGCTCTGCGCTCGGCCTCATCGAAGGCGGGCAGGAATTACTCGTCCTCGCGATAAAGGCGGGCGACCCGCAGAGAGAACTTCTCTTCCGCGCGAACGAAGATCGCGACCGCGCCGCACACGCTGGAAAGGCGCTCGACGCATTTCTCGACCGCGCCCTCCCCCGCCAGGAGTCCGAACATGACTGACCCCACGTCCGAAAAGCTCAGGGTGGAAGAGATTGTGCGGAGGCTTTCGGCCACTCAACGCAAAGCGGTTTGCGGCCTTGCTGACCATTTCGGACGGTATTCCGACGATTGGCTCGCGTCGACGGAAGTCCATGTGCACGCTGGCGTGGCCACGCAGCGGGCGCTGACACGACAGGGGTTGCTTCGAGGCTTTTTCGCTGACGGCTCTGCGTCTGGCCCCCGCGACCGCATGCGTTTCGAACTCACCCCTCTCGGCCGTTCCGTCGCCCATCACCTGAAAGGGATTCAGGAATGAACGGCGGGCCTGCCCCTCAAGGAAAGACACTCCGCGAAGGGGCGGCGCCGGTGAGGGCCCCTCTTCCCGCAGGAGCAATTATGGAGACGAACAATGGGCGAAGCTAAGCGCCGCAAGATAATGGACGACCTCAGCGCGCAACCGGGGCCGATACAGGAGAAGTATCGCGCAGAGATGAAGGCGCTCGCCGTCTCTTTAGACGAGATTTTGAACGGCGAAGGCGGAGCGAAAGCGCGCGAAAGAGGCGAGCGTGTCGGCTTCTTCCTCGCGATCTACGACATGGAGCACGAAGGCCCTGCGCCGGGTCGCTTCAACTACATCTCCAACACCGAGAAAGCCGACGTCCGCGCGATGTTGCGCGAAATCGAGGCGCGGCTGTCCGCGCGTCTGCAAGCAGAAGGAAACGCATAGATGACCAACGAAATCCACCCCGCGCCGCAAGAGTTCACGGCTGACGAAATCGCAGCCGACGCGATCCTGCGCTTCTTCCACTATGCGCACCTGCCGCCCGGCTTGCAAACGCGCTCCAAGCCGTTCTGCGATCTCGCCCGGCACATCATCGACACCACCCCGCGCAACGCCGAACGCACGGTCGCGCTCCGCAAGCTTCTGGAAGCGAAGGACGCTGGCGTAAGGGCGGCGCTCCCATGAGCGCCCCTCTTCCCGCAGGAGCGGAACATGCCTGAGATGCGCGCCACAATCATCGAGGGCGACGCACGCGAAATCCTTCTGGGAGTCCGGTGCGATGCAATCATCACCGATCCAGTATGGCCGAACTGCCCGGCGGGATTGCTGCAGGGAAGCGAAGACCCCGACGGCTTGTGGCGGGAGGCGATGGCCGTGCTTCCCGATGTGAAGCGCCTTGTCGTCATCCTGCGCGGCGACAGCGATCCTCGTTTCCTGCGGCATGTGCCGGAGCGCCTGCGCTTCTTCCGTGCGATCACGATGGACTATGCGATGCCCGGATACATTGGGCGCAAGCTCGGCGGCGCCGAGCTTGCCTATTGGTTCGGCGAACCGATTGCCTCAGCGCCGGGGCGGCGCGTCATTCCCGGTCGCGCGCCGATGGCGCAGCCCGGTGACCGCCCGCCGAACGGCCATCCGTGTTCACGCGCGCAACGTCACATGGATTGGCTTGTCGATTGGGCGAGCGATCCCGGCGAGATCGTCTGCGATCCGTTCATGGGGTCGGGCTCGACGGGGGTTGCGTGTGCAAAGCTGTCCCGCGCCTTCGTCGGGATTGAGATTGAGCCTGCCTACGTCGCGTTGGCGCAGCAGCGCATTGCGTCCGTTCATCCTGATCTTTTCGGGGTTTCCCATGCCTGAGATGCGCGAGAGGGCCGTCCCCGTGAAAGCCTCGGACGTCCGCATGGCCGTGAAGGCGGAATTTCACTGGGCATGGGAATACCGCAAGCCCGGTGTAGACTTCGAGTGGCCGGAAGATGCCTCGGTCGATTATCTCGCGTCGGCGTTCCGTGAATCCGTTGCAAGCTTGCAGGAACGCGAGCGCGTCCATGCGGACGAAAAACGCGCCGCCAAAAGGGCCTATCGCAACCAGTGGTTCAGAGATCGAGAGGCTGAGGACCCGGTGTTCCGTCTCAATCGCCGCATCAGCAAACAGATATGGGATGCGATCGGCGGCCGGGAACGGCGCAAGTGGCAGACGCTGGTCGGCTACACGCTTGAAGACCTCCGTGCCCACCTCGAAGCCCGCTTCACCGAGGGCATGAGCTGGGAGAACGCCGGTTCTTGGCACGTCGATCACGTCCGCCCTCTCAGCTCGTTCGCGATCACCGGCCCTGACTGCCCCGAGTTCAAGGCGGCGTGGGCGCTCGAAAACCTTCAGCCGCTCTGGGCGGCCGACAACCTCCGCAAGGGCGCGCGCTGGGATGGCTGATCGGGCGATCACCGACCACGAGGCCGCCGAAAGGTTCGGCTTTTCCCTGCGGGCGTTCCGCGTCAAGCTGGACGAGACGGGCTTGTGTGTACGGCTGGGGAATCGCCGCAGGCTCTTCCCGAAACATATCGCGGCGCTGGAAGCCGTCCTGGAGCCTCGCCCATGCCCCTCCGGCTCGAATTGTACGCCAACGGCATCTTCCGCATCCGCGGTACGCACCACGGGCGCAGCGTTGACGCAAGCGCTCGCACTCGCGTCAGAGCCGACGCCGAAAAAGTCCTCGAAGCGACGGAACGCAGGATCTTCGACGAGGAAGTCCTCGGCAAGGCGCCGGAAAGGACCTTCGCCGAAGCCGCGACTGGTTACATGCGCGGCGGCGGAGAGCGAGAACACTTGAGCGCGATCCTGCTTGAGATCGGCGACCGGCCGCTGACGAAGGTCACGCAGGACGTGATCGACGAGATCGCCGTGCGCCTCTTCCCGCACGCGAAGTCCTCCACGCGGGTTCGCAAGGTCTATACGCCGATCTCGGCGGTGCTGAACTGGGCCGCAGATTCATGGGGCGAAAGCTATCGCCGCCGTATCCGGCGCCCGTCACAGCCGGCAGGCCGCATCGACTGGCGAACGCCCGCAGAGATCGAAGCGTTGCTCGCCGTCGCAGATCATCTCGTGCCCATCCTTACCGTCTATGCCGGGACCGGCGCGCGAGCGAGCGAGCTGATCGACCTGCGCTGGCGAGATGTGAGCCCCGCCGCACAGCGCATCACCTTCTGGGAGACGAAGGGCGATTACGCGCGCCACGTCGATCTTGGGGAGCGCGTGCGCGCCGCCCTGCCCCAGCGCACGGCGCCGGACGACTTCGTGTTCCTGAACAGCCGCGGTGAGCCGTGGCACGGCTACGACGCCGTGAACCTTCAGCTCGGCAAGGTCTGCGCTCGCCACGCCCTGCCCCACATTCACCTGCACGTGCTCCGACACACGCGCGCCACCTGGGCCTATGCCGTGAAGCGCGACCTGACCTTCCTGATGCAGCAATGCGGGTGGAAATCGGCCGATCTGGCCATGCGCTACGTCCACGCCGGTACGGACGACCTCGCCGCGGAGGTTCTGGCGCATGGATGGGAGCAATACGGGAGCACGGAAAAGCCAGTCGCCGTCAAACCCTTGGCGCGCAAGGCGCAACGCAGATGAAGAGTCCTCCTTACCAAGGATGCGCTCTACCACTGAGCTACAACGGCGGAAGGCGCGCTTCTACGCATGGCCGCCATGGGATGCAAGCGCCCCTCCCCGGCCCTTCGGGACCATCGAGACTTTGCCGATCTTTGCAGGAAGAATCGGGAACATGCCGATCAAGACGGGAGATATCCGGGAGATTTGTTCGGCGGGCGTTCCCGTCTGACAGCCGCAGCCCCCGCCCCTTGCTGGCGGGGAATGGAGGAGGGTGATGGCATTGAAGACGATCGAATATCGCGATGTCGTGGATAAGGCGGCGTGGCCGCCGGGGCCATGGAAACAGGAGCCGGACAAGAAGCAGTGGAAGGACGAAGCAACCGGGCTGGCGTGCCTGATCGTTCGCGGGCCATCCGGCAGCCTCTGCGGCTATGTCGGCGTCGAGCGCGGACACCCCGCGCATGGCGCAGGCTACGACGATGTGGACGTGAAGGTCCATGGCGGCTTGACGTTCGCATCTGGCTGCGCCGAACACCCGACGCTCGAGCGTTGGGAGGCGTGGCGCCAGCGAGCTTACGCGCGCCGAGCGGAAGCGCAGCGCTACCCGGTGGGCGACGCCGCGCATTTGCTGAAAGAGCGCGCCGTCGAACTCGAAGACTTCGACGCCTTCTGCCGATGGGCGACGGCATCTGGCATCTGCCACATTCCCGGCGAAGGCGAGCCCGACGACGTGTGGTGGCTGGGCTTCGACTGCGCACACAGCGGCGATTTCTTGCCGAGACACCATCGCCCAGATGACATCGTGCGCGACTGGGAGACTTACAAGGACTGGACCTATGTCGAAGCCGAGGTCACCGATCTCGCGCGCCAGCTGAAGGATGCAGCATGACGACCGCATACCTAGTTATGCACTTGACGAAAGTGCGGCAAGGAGTATGTCCTATGTTGCGTGACAGATCGGCGCAGCCCCCCGCTCAAAGCGGGGGTCATGGCCAATGACCAACCAAAATGGCATTTTCGATTCGCGCGAAACTGCGCGGTTGAAATCGACCGGTTATCAGATGATCCGAACACTCTCGATTGAGAACTTCCGGGGTATCGAGCGCGCAACAATCGACAACCTGAAACGGATAAACGTTGTCGTCGGCCCAAACGGAACCGGCAAGACAGCGTTGCTGGAAGCCGTCTACCTAGCGGGCGGCAACAGCCCCGAAAATCTTCTGAAGAGCAAGCAGTGGCGCGGCCGAGAACTTGGGGAAATCCAAGGCGACCTTGATACCATTCAAGCCGCCCTATGGTCCGACACCTTCCGGGATCCCAGCCTTGGTGAGGCGAGAGTCGCCATAACAGACACCAGTGGGGACGTGCGGAGTGTCGAAATTCGAAAGACACGCTCGGCTCAGATTTTCAGCCCTGACGGGGATTCCCGGCTTGCTCACATGGGCATGACGTTCGTTTGGGAAGGGCCTCATGGGCGAAACGAGGTTGTGCCTCAAATTTCACCGCAGGGCCTTAAATTCGAACCTGTGCCGGCCGGGCCTGGAGTTCACTTTTTACCCGCCAGAATGAACGTCTCTGAGGCTGAAACAGCACGGGCTTATTCACGATTGAGCGTGGATGGCGATCCGAAGCTCTTCGTCGATGCGTTCAGAAATGAGTTCGAATTTTTGCACGACATTGCAATCGAGGCTCCGATCGGGCCCCCAGCGCTATACGCCAGAATGGCCAACGGTCGAAAATTGCCGCTTACGATGATCTCCGGCGGCGTTGCACATTTGGCGGGCATGATGGTCAGGATGGCCGCGAACCCGCGGTCAGTATTGCTCGTCGATGAGATTGAAAACGGCCTGTACCATGATCGATACGAGTCCATATGGCGCTCATTGTTCGAGCTGGCGGAGCACTCCGACTCTCAGGTAATTGCCACCAGTCATAGTTTAGAGTGCTTGCGAGCGCTAACGCGGGCCCTTCCGGACAAGGCGGATCAAGTCAGTTTCGCGAGATCTCGTCTTGAGAACAACGAGGTGCAGTTCGAGCAGTTCTCTGGCCCTGTATTCTACAGAGCTGTCGAACTTGGCGAGGTTCGTTAAAGGCAATCATGATCGGTCCATTCAATCTCGGCACTTTGCTCATTTGCGAAGGCAAAGAGGAAATGGGCCTTGTTCGCCAAATGAAAATCGAAGGCATTATTCCGCCTATCGAGATTACTTGCGTTGGTGCCCCCGGAAACGCGCCCGGCATTGATGCGCTGGCCGACCACTTGGTCGGCTTGTCGGGTATCACAGGATTTCCGAACATCCAGAAGCTCGGGGTGTTCGCTGACAATGATCTGTCCAGCCCCGACGCGTTCACGAGAATCCAAGCGGCATTCGTGCGAGCCAACACGCAAGTATCCACTGACTTTCCCGTGCCGACTGCGGCCTACTCGCCGGTAAGCGCAAACGGGAGAACGGTTTCAGTTGCACTTTCTCCAGGGCCGGGTCTCTTGGGCTGCCTAGAAACCAATTTGCTCGACGTTCTCGCTGCACTCCATCCCGATGAAATGGCGTGCGTTAGTGGAATGATTTCTTGCGCGAAGGCCACGACTAACCCTCCCACTTGGCCCGGCTCAAAGGAATCCAAGGCGCGTATTCGAGCGGCTTTGACTATTCTTCATCCGCGGAATCCGAATGTGCCACTTTCTGCGTTATGGGCCGACACGCCGACCTTGATCCCCGTCTCACATCCCCAGCTGCAATACCTTTCTGACTTCCTCAACAATTTATAGGGCGACGATGAAGAAGCATGAGCGATCCGAGGCCGACGAGATCGCAGTTAGGCGCGACCAAGCGGTTCGCAGGATGATCGCCACTCCACCGACAAGCCACAAGGGCGATTTGAAGAGGCCCAAGAAGGAGTCTTCTCAAAAGCCGGGAAAACGCGGCTCGTAAGGATTCCAGCCATCCGGCCGAACTATGAAGCGCAAGCGGCCGGGGAGTGCTTTAGCGTCCCGGAGCTGGTCGCAAAGTCAGGCGCTTCCCGACCGCGCCCTTCACCGCGGCCGCGGCGCGATCTCTATCGTTGAAGCCGAGCTTTGTGCGGGTGTTGTAGCGGAACTCGCTCTCACGAACGTAGCGGCCGAGATACTTCTCGCGGCAGTGCGTGTAGGTGGACATGGAGCGCTTGAAGCCGCCGAAGAAGCCTTCGACGCTGTTGGTGTTCACGTCCTCGCGGGCGTACTCCTTGCGGGAGTGGTTGATCGTTTCGTGCGTCGCCGTGTGCGCGTCGGCACCCGTGTAGAGACGGCTTTCGTCCGTGTGTAGGCGCGCCGTCGTGGCGACGTTCTCCGTGATGACTTTCGCCACGACTTCCTTGGTGACGTTGCCGACGTGGAAGGCGCGGACTTTGCCGCCACGCTCGACGAGCGCGACAACCGCGTTTTTATGAGACGGGCCAGAGCGTCCGCCCTTCGTGAAGGGGCGGCCAGACGTGGATTTCGTCGGCGCCGGGCCTTCCTTCTTGCCGTAATAGGTTTCGTCCGCCTCGACGATGGAGCCCTCGCCGCCCATCGGGCCGGCGCCGTTGCTCTCCATCGCTTCGCGGATACGCATCGCCATGAACCACGCCGTTCGGTAGCTGCCCAGACCGAGCATGCGCTGAAGCTGGAGCGCGGGGATTCCCATCTTGCTGGCCGCCATGAGGTGCGTGGCGAGGAGCCATTTTCGCATCGGGATATGGCTGTCCTCGTAAACGGTGCCCATAGTGGCGGTGAAGTTCTTGCCGCACGAACGGCAGTAGTAGAGACCGTCGCGGGCCGTCTTCTTGCCCTTGGCCTTCTGGGCCGCCGCCTTCGTTTCGTCGCGCTTCACCAGAACCGCATCGTCGCTCACGCCGCAGTGGAAGCAGACCGGCACGCCGCCTTCCCAGCGGAGGCTTTCAAAGTGCACGCGGGCCGCTTCGTCGTTGTTGAAGATAGGGTTCGTGAGGTCAGCATAGTTCGTCATGCCCTCTATCTAGGGCTAGGGGTCACTTTCGTCAAGTGCATAACTAGGACCGCATATCCCCTCGCGTGGGGAATGGAGGAGAGTGATGAGTGCGACCGTATCGAGCCTTGATCGCTCGCACCCGGTGCCGCCGGAAGCGCTGGAAGAACATATCGCCGTGCTCGGAAAGACGGGCGCAGGGAAAACCTACACCGCCAAAGGGCTCGTGGAGGCGCTGCTGCGGGCGCAAAAGCGCGTGGTGGTCATCGACCCGCTCGGCGCGTGGTGGGGCCTGCGGTCAAGCGCTGACGGGCGCGCTGACGGGTTCCCCGTCGCGATCTTCGGCGGCGTTCAAGAATCCGCTCGGCGCGCTCCGCACCGGCGGTCTCGTCGTTTACCCAGACGGCGGGCGCGTCGCGTTCACCGCGGAAGGGCAAGCTAAAGCGCCGAACGTCACAATCACGAATGTTCGCAGCGCATTAGGCAAAGTGCTCTCTGGCCCGATGGCGAAAATTCTTGACGCGCTCCCGACCACCGGCGCGGCGGTCTCGCGTGACGATCTCGCAAGCGCGGTCGGCTACGCACCTTCCTCAGCCGCCTTCAAGAACCCGCTTGGCGCGCTGCGCTCTCTGGGACTCGTCACCTACCCACGTGACGGCCACGTCGCCATCGAACCGTGGGTCTCTGCCTGACCCGCCTAACCAGGAACCCTCTCATGAGAGACGAAGGAAAGTGGTTGCCGATAGAGAGCGCGCCGAAGGATGCGCAAATCCTACTGTACTCAGCGCCGGGCCCACTTGAAATCGGATGGTGGAACCAAGAACTCGGAGGACCGGGGTGGATCACAAGCGCCGGGTATAACCAGCATGATTACTGGAATTACGTGAACCTTATTTCGCCCACCCACTGGATGCCTCTCCCCTCCCCACCCCAGGAGTCAGACACATGACGAAGGATGAGGCTGGCCCCTTCACTCCGCCAACATGAGGCCGTCGCGGCCGTCTGCGCCGCATGAAAAAGGCCGCCGTGAATTTCTCCACGGCGGCCCAGTCTTCCGCAGCATTTGGGCTTAAGGGGGAGACGCTACGGGATCTGAATCAGGTGCGCGAGACCTTGGAGAAAGCACCCCTTCGGCAGATTGGCGACAGGGCTTGTGGGGCGATCCGGGGGTCTCGCGCTGGGTGACGCTGATTCGCGTCGGTTAACGAGGCGTGAAGGTCAGTCTTCGCGAGGCGCCAGATGCGCCATTTTGCGGACCCGCTCGCACATTGCGGCGTGCCCGTTAATCGCTTGGTCGGTCGTGGACCAGCGCTCCTGTTCGCCGTCCAGCGGGCCGCCGAAAACCATGGTCTCGAAAATTAGCGGAGGCTCTGACTCGTTCCAGGCGTGGTTCAGCCCGAGGAACACGGTGGACACGCGCGCTGCGCCGATGGTGTCATCCCCCAGGTGCCGCGTCATGGAGCGCGACGCCTCCTCGAACCACAGCGCCCACGTCATCATGTCTGCGACGGGAACGGGCTCGCCGGCTTCGAGGATGTAGTAGCGGCTTGCACTCATCGCTTGCCCTTCCCTGCCTTGCCAGAGACGCGGATGAACTCCGCCGCAACGAGCGCGCGGATCAGCTCCGCCTTCGTCGGGATCGGATCTCGCGTGCGCCGGATCGCCTCTAGTTGGTCGTGGAATTCTTCGTTCGCCCGCATCGTGAACGGACGGTCGAATTCGAGGGGGTTCTGGTTTGCCATGCTTGGAAGGTATGCCAAGCCGCGTCGCACTTCAAGCATGTGCATAATTTAATGTACGTACCGCATATCACGTATTGACGTCATGCGGTCTGGCCGCTATCTTGCGCCTACCGGGACCCTACATCCCCCGGCCGGCAGGCGCGTCGGCCCGCTCTTTCTCATCAAGAAGGCTCTCTGGCTCCGGGGCGCGTCAACGCCCCGGAGCCGCGTCTCGGAGAGCCGCAGTGTGAAGGAACCTCACACATGAAAAAGCATCTAGCGAAGTTCGTCCGGGCCGGCAAACGCCATGGCCTGGACGTGGTGGCGGCGGGCATCGGGCTTTTGATCCTCGCCACACTGGAAATGCGGGCGGGCTGGGCGGCGTTCACGCTGGCCCCGCACGGCGCGGATACCTGGATGACGCCATGGGGCGAATATCCCCGCGCCGCTCTTCAGCACACCGCCACCTCCGTTCTCTTCGGTCTCATGGCCTTTACGCTCTGGCGGATCGCCGCAGACCTCAGGGATGACGAACGTCCCCGCATCCGCGCCCGCGCCTCCACGGCGCGGATCGCCGCCCTTCTGTGCCTGTGCGTGCCCATCGGGTATCTCGCGCAAGCTGGAGGGCTGGAGCGCCAGCTCAAGGCCCGTGAAGCCTATATCGCTTCCGAAGCCTACAAGCTGGATCTCAGGGCCGCGGATCGGGTGAACGACTACGGAGAGCCTGCACCGGGATCGGGCGACGCCCGCGACCGGCTCAAGACGGCGGAAGCGCCGTCGCAGGGTTTTCCCGAGGGAGCCGACTGGGCCTTTGCGATTTTCGCGCACATCCTCGTCATGGTGTGCGCGGGCGTGAAGACCGCGGCGCCGATCAACCACCACGAACGCAAGGCGATGCAGATGGAGGCGCAAGCCAAGATCGAAGCCGTCAAGCGTGAGGACCGCAACCGCCGGGCGCGCGAGCGCCGGGCGGAAAAGCGCCGGGAGAAAGCGGGCGGCGACGTCCTTCCCTTCCGGTTCGGTCAGAACCGCTAACCCCCTCCGCCCGCCCGTTGAAAAGACTGGCGGGCGGTTTTGTGTGCGGACCTCTGCAGAGATCAAATGTTCAAGGGGGAGCGCTTTAATTTTGAGGCCGTCTTCGCCGACAAAAAGACAAACGCGCCGGGACTGCAGATTGCGGACGTGGCCGCCTATCCGATCTCGCATTTCGTGCGGGACCGAAACACGCCGCGACCCGACTGGAAGGCTGTGCAGCACCGCATACGTCGCGGCGAATACTCAAGGACGATGTTCGGCTACGGCCTGAAGATCTTCCCCTGAAAAGCTGTAGGGGCGCTCCGCAAGGAGACGCCCCTACCGCCGACCGGACTCACTCCAATCCATTTGAATCATAAGGTAGAGGGAATTGGTTGCGACTTCAAGAAAAAAGAACATTAATAGAACATTGACTCTGAGTCACCGTTCCGATCCACCTTCCCTCCGGGGATGCAGCCGCATTTGTGTCAAGTGCATAGCCCGGCAAATGTTCCCGAACGGGCGGTTTTGCACCCTGAAGAGGTCCGTTCGTCGTAGAAGTTACCGACCGGGAATACTCAGAGCCCCGCCAGTCGCGTCATCGCTGTCTCTCAAATTGAATCCGTGAAGGAACGGGAGTTCACCGCTCTAGTCGCCCCATCAACGGTCCGCTGCAGCGGCCTCCGGTTTGATGCGGATGCGGGCGTCGCGCCGCCCTTCTCCCTTCTATGCCTTTAGCCTCCACGAAACTGAAACTCGGAGCCGATCCGGTGTTCCGCCCACTGGCGACGCCAGCCCCTTTCAGAGCCCCTGCGTTGGGTCCTAGCCCATCGGCGGGGAAGAATCTGGGGGAAGTTGGGTTAACGGGGCGTTTACGCGAAGCGGGCAGAGGTGGCGGGGATGAAGCGCTGCGACACCTGCAAATTCTGGCGACGGCGGCCAGAGAAAAATCAGCACGATGAGGGCCTTTGCCGTCGGCGCGCGCCTGTTCCGTTTGGAATCTCGTTCGATGTGACGCGCGCTGACGATGCAGGCCCGGCAGTTGTGGCGGACAACCGCGCGGAGTCCTTTCCCTGCTGGCCGACGACCGGCGAGGACGATTGGTGCGCGGAGCACCGCCCGCAGTGGTGGCCCTTCTGAGCCAACGGGCCGCCCCCGAACGCAAATGGATCACTCGGCTGGGCCTCTCGGCATGGGTGCTGATCCTTGCCGTCTGGAACGTCGCGGGCTGGGCGATCTATTGGTGGGACGAGAAAGCCGCGCTCCCGGTGCTGGGCGAAGTCCCGCTGATCGCGATTCTGTTCATGGCCGGCGCGGCGACGGGCGAGATCGTCGGCGCAAACCTCGCGATCGAGGTGGAACGCGCGCACCATGACCGCGACAAGGGCCGCATGTGGACGAACATCTTCTGCGCCGCCGTCTTCGCCATCTTCAACGCCTACGGCTCCCACAACGCCTTTGAGCAGTTCCTGGTGCGCCCGAAGGCCGAACAGGCGGAGACAGTGCGCGCGGCTTCGCTGACGGCCTCCAGCGAACGCCTAGGCGCCATCGACAAGCGGATCGCCGCCGTCCCTATCTGTGAGCCCGCCCTGCTTGGGCCGAAAGCCCTGCTCGAATGCGGGGCCAACCGCCGTCAGGAGATCGCGGACCTTGAAGCCACACGTCTCGCCGAACAGAAGCGCCACGACGCCATCCCCGAAGAGGCCACGGAACTGATGCCGCTATGGGCCTTCCTGCTGTCCCTGCTGCTGTTCTCCTCGAACGAGGCGGTGAAGATGCTGGGGTTCTGGTCCATCGGCGCCGGGCGCGTGCGGACGCGCATCCCGGACACACCGTCCGAGCCCGCCCTAGGCGGGACAGAAGGCCGAACAGTTGTCCCGTTACCGGTTCCGAAGGCAGGGCGCACTTTCGCCGCCATCGCGCTCACCTTCTTGGCGGGCATGATCGGAACGCGCGGAACGCCTGATGTCCCCAAGATCCCTACCGAACCCGGGCACCGGGACACAGTGGAGCAGATCACTGGCCATGAACTGGACGCCGGCCTCACCAATGACGACAAACTGGCGGACATTCGTATCCTCCGGGACCGGCGCGTCCCGTGGCGGGAGGTAGAAAAAATCACCGGCGTCCCGAAGTCCACGGCCTGGGCCGCGCTCAAACGCGCCAACGCGCGCGCCGCGCTTTCGGATCGCGTCGCGAAAAGACTGACGCCTTTAGAGAGTGCGGCGTGAGCATCGTCACGGTTTTGATCTGCCAGCACTGTCGCGGCTCTCTTCCGCCAGACGGAGCGCAATGCGACGGTCCCGGCGGCGACCCGCCAGGCGCACATCCGATCGAGACAATCGAATGGCGCGGTGTGCGCTCGACAATCCCGAAGCCGTGTGCGGATCGCCACCGGGGCGCAGACGGAATGGTTCGATGGCCGCTCGCAGAAACCGCATGACCGCCCCGATCCTCTTCCTTGACGTGGACGGGGTTCTCAACCGGAACAGTACGAAGCGGGGAGATGGGGTACACGAGGCAATCCTCATCCCAAAGGGCCAGTCGCGTGTTTTCACGGGACTTGTGGAGGAAGAGCTTGTCCGCGCGGTCGTGCAATGCGTTCAGGTGTGTGGCGCTAAGATCGTCGTCTCAAGTTCTTGGCGCAACGTCTTCGACAGTGCGGGGCAGTTCGCTGCGGCGATCGCTATCACACCGCCGCTCGCGAGCGCGCCAGACCTCTTTCATCGCGACTGGCGCACGCCTTTCAAAATGAGTTCTAACCGTCACCACGAAATCAGCTGGTGGCTCGATGATCACCGCGTCGAGCGCTTCTCCATCCTTGACGATCACGACGTCTGTCTGCACGCGCCAGAACTTGCCCCGCATTTCGTGATGACAGATTCACGGCGCGGGGTGACGGATGAAGACCTTGCGCGGGTCGCAACGATGCTTGGGCGGTGAAGGAGCACGCCACCTTACGGAAAAGGTCCGGAAGTTCCCCGTTCCACAACCCCGCAAGATCAAGCGGGCATCACAGCCCCAGCCACCCCCGGAGCCCGCGCGGGCGCGCCAACTTCACCCTCAAGGATTCCAGCGCTTCGTTGTGCGCGTCCGAAACCTCAACCGCTGCGGCGCGCTTTCCGTTGCACGCGGCGAGCGCGCGTTCCCAGTCATAGTCCCGCGGCGTCCAGAAATTGACCTCCCGGTCCGCAGCGCTTTGAGACGCCAGCGCGGCCAGTTGTGCATCGTCAGGGTGCGCCGGACCCGCGCAGCGTTGACGCACCTTTGGCGGGATCTTTGCCGTCAGGGAGGGACTCACGTTGAGTTGCGAGGTCATCGCGCAGCTTGCGAGCGCCATCGCGCCAAATGCGCAGGCGCTCGCGCGGATCAGCCTCTTTCGCCATTTCATAGCGCACCTCTGTCTTCACGCGCTCGACGATCTGGACGGCGCGCGCTTCGTTGCGTTCGGCCTCTGCGCCGATCCGCGCTGTCTCACCATCCAGGTTGTCTTGCGCCCTTGTCGTGATCTTCACGACGCGCTTCGCGGCGACCTGTTGCTGGCGGGCGATTTCATCCCGCGCCGCTTCGCCGCCCCATGAGAACATGACCCAGCCGAAGGCGATGGCGATGACCGCAATCGCGACCCACCGCTTCGCCACGGGATTGAGCCCCGCCCACCATGCCGCCGCGCCTGCGAACAACGTCGTCATCTCACCGCGCCCTGCATTGCTCAAGCAGCCACCACGCCAGCAGAAGCGCGGCCCCGCACAAGAGCATCGCCCAGGCCTTGGGTTCGAGGATGATCAAGCGCGCACCTCCGCAGCATGGCTAACCGCCATGGGGCAGGGGAGCGCGCCGCCGATCCGGTTGTGCGGGCAGTTCTCCGCAAGCTCGGAACCCTCGCCGCGAATGCCGCGCCCGCAGAGCGGACACCGCACGATCGGCGCGCTCAGGGTGAACTCGTCCCCGTAGCGGTCCTTCTTGATCGTCTGCTTGGAGATGCGGTCGAGCCAGATTTGGGTGCGGCCGTCGAAGGCGGAGAGCGTCATGCGCCGCCCTTGCGGAGAACCGCGTCCTGCCGCCCCATCGTGAAGATCATGTCGATCCGCGCCACAAGCGCGGAAACGTCCGTGCAGAGCTTGTCGACTTTCTCGACGTGCGTGTCATGTCGGACTTCCAGCTTGTCCACCCGTTCCACCACGGAGGCCATGGCGCCGCGGAAAAGGCCCCAACCTACGCCAAGCCCGATGAGCACGATCGCAAGCGAAAGGATCAACTCTGCAGATACGGTGAAGGTCATCAGTCCGCCACCCGTGCGCGCTTGTCAAAAGACCGGGTGATCGGATGCAAGATGATCGGAAGCGCGGCGAGCAGGAGCGGTGCGAAGCCGAGCGACATGTCGCCAACCGGCAGAGCAAATGCCGCGCGCATCGCCGCAACCCCGAAGGCAAGCCCCACCATCAGCACCATCAGCACGACGGCCACGGAAATCCCGCCGAACAGCGCCGGACGCACGACGCGGTTGAACATCACAATCCAGTCCTTGCGGCGGCCGATGAAGTCCTCGAAAGCATCATGGCTTGAGGGAGGGACCACGCCGCCGCGCGGGGGAGATGCTTCGCTCATGGAGCCCAGTATCGCCACGGCGCAGCGCGGCGCGGGTTTATCGGATCCCGTAAAGCGCCCAGCGACCCGAGGCGATATTGCCTGTCGAGAACATGAAGCGGAGCGCGTCCGTGTCCTGCGCCGTCGCCCGGTAGCCTGCGCCGGCGACGCGCCACACGCCGACGCCCGCGCTGTCGTCGAGATAGACGCAGTCATAGGTGACGCGGCCCTTCAGCGCGGAGGAGGTCGGGTTCATGATCTTCAGCGTGGCGTTGAAACCTTCGTCGCTACCATTGCCGACCCCGGTTCCGCCGCCGTCGGTACGGCCGAGCGCGATCTGTGCGGCACCCAAGCCGCCGTCATACACCTGCGCAGCAACCGTGCCGTCGTTGCGAATTGCATGCGCCGCATACTCGTAGTCATTGGCGCCCGCATCGAAGCTAGACCCGCCATTGGTCGAAGTCCTCAACCACGGGATCGCCCCGTCGGTCGCCGGGATCATGGAGTCGAGCTCGATCTGGAACCCCCTGAACCCAGATCCATAGACGGAAGCCAGGAACGGAATGTCCAGCGTCGCCGCGGCCGACACCGTGCCGGAGTTCAGCTTGACCTCGGCGCCGGAGGCGGTCTCGCATTCCCATTGCCCGCTGCGCAGGACCGCGATCAGCGTTTCGCTGCCGGCGGTGAGGGGGACCGAGCCTTTCTTTCCATTCGTGACGAGAACACGCGACCCGTCGATGCATCCGGTCGCCAGCGCGTTCACCTGCGCAACCGTGAGGCCCGTCGCGAAATCCTCAAGCAGAACATTGTCTGTCCCCGAGAAGACATAAGGCGTAGTGAAGCCCTTGAACTTCACGTTCTGGATGCGGAGCCGCTTGACCTGCGCGCCGACCCGGCAGCCATAGGCCGTCGTGCTGGACCCAGACATGAGTTCGACTTCTGAATCGCAGATCGTGCCGTCGACGCCGGTCTCGATCTCGAACGCGGCGCTGTCGTTGCGCGTGATCCGCGGACGTCCCCGCATGTTCGAAACGACAAAGACAGATAGCCAGTCGGAGCCGTTATCGACGAAGCGGACGCCGGCCCGGTAATTGCCGTGGGTCGTGTCGTTCGCGAACTCGCCGCCATCAATGAGAAGCATGGCGAGCGCCGCGCCTGCGCCCGCCTGAAATTGCCATCCTGCAATGTCGTTCTCTTCCGCCTTGTGATCGCGGATTGTGATGTTGCCGGCCTGGTAGCCGGCGCCGAGGACGCAGCGAAAGCCGTACTGTGCGCCAAGCGCGAGACCGCCGGAGACGAGAAGGTAACCCCCTTCGGTGTGAATGCAGCTTTCCTGCGTCGTGCCCGCCGTCGTGTCGCCGAAGCAGTAGCGGTCGCGGATGTGCCCGAAGGAATTCTCGATCGCCTGGACGACGGTGCAGCGGATGGCGCTGCGCTTCCATGCCTGGTCATAGCCTCCGTCGATGATCGGATAGGCCACGTCCTGCAGGCGGATGCCGTCATATTGTCCGGAAGTGGAAACGTCCGTGAGGCGGGAATTGGCGTTGACGCCGGACGAGCCGATGATCGCAAGGCCTGCGCCCGACGCCCGCGCGCCGGTGTTGTCCTCGATGCGCAAGCCCGACAGGTCGACACCGTAAGGCGTGGTGAACGCAAACCCATCGCCGTTGGTGAAGTTGACCATGAAGACAGTGGCGTTTGCGTTCGTCGCTGTGCCGCCGCCAGAGCCCGATCCCGCGCCGATGAACTTCACCGGAGCGGTTCCGGTGACGCCGCTGTCGAGCCGGTATTGTGCGATCTCGCCGCGGCCGACCGAAGCGCCCTCCGCCGCCAGAAGCGCGAAGAGGTTCTGCACCGCCGTGCGGGAATTGACGCCCGTCCCGTCGACCGCGCCGAGCATTTTCAGCCAGGCGTCGGGCTCGTCCATCACCCAATAGGCCCCGTCCGCGCTCTGGAAATAGGCGGCGTGGGAGGGAGCGGAGGTATCGCGCCGGTAGTGCGCGCGTGATCCAGCGTACGAAGTTCCTGCCGCGTACTGTAGAACTTCGATGGCGGTAACTGTCGAGGGGATCGTTGCGGCGATCGCCGCAGTGCGGGTCGCGAACACGGCTCCCGCATTGGCGAGGAGCGTGACGACGTCGCCTGGGTAGGCGAAGATGTCGTCGGCGCTCCAGAGGGTCACGCCCGCCGCTGTCTTCAGGACATAAGTATGCGGCCCTTCAGCAGCAGTGAAGCGATACGGGAAGCGGCCCGTAGAATCCGCCACCACCGGATTCGCCGCAGACACAAGCGTGTCGAAGTCCGAGAACAACGCCACCGGGGTTGTCGTCGTGTTGGCATAGACGTAGAGTAAAGCTCCGGTTTGTGGCGCGCCGGAGGACGTTATCTGATGCGCTTGCCCGAGGTCGAGGCGATATCCCATGGGCGCAGATTATCGTGGCGCGCCAAGGCATGGCGGGTTCGTCCGGAATGGACGCGGAGGGGATGATGCGGGGTTTGGTCTTCGCTTTGGCAGCGACGCTTCTGGCTGGATGCGCTAGCGTGGAAAAGGAGATGGCCTCCTATGTGGGCCGTCCCATTCAGGAGGCGTTTGTCGATCGCGGCGTCCCGCGCACGAAATTCGCAATGCCTGACGGCTCGACCGCCCGCTCCGAGATTGAGCGCACCTCGACCGGCGCGACCGTCGAAACGCAGATCGCCGCTTCGTCTATCCCCTTCGATTGCATCCGCACCCTTTTCGCAAAGACGGGCGATGACGGCGTGGAACGGGTGGTCGGCTACAGGACGGCAGGGTGCTAACCTCCTGATTTTACATAAGATTGCTTATGCGAGGGCCCGATCCTTCGCTTTTTGCTGGTTTTCTCGGGAGGTTGTGGCAGACTCCGGAACATGAAAAGCGCGTGGTGGTTCTTTTTCCTCAACGGCGTTCTTGGAGCGAACGGCGTGCTTGACCGCCTCTCCCCTTCGGACCGGACCTTCATCCTGCCTTTGTGGTTGGCGATTACCATGATCGCCGTTGGCGCCGCCGGATGTGCGATGGTCTATTGGCAAGGCCGGAGGCTCCCGCGCGCCGACTAGTCGGTCGCCTTCTTAGGCTTTGGTTTCGGCTTGCGCTTGGCTGTCAGATACTGGTTGAGAAGAATCCGCTCTCGATCCGCCAAGGCGACATTCGGGCGCGCGTTCGAGTAGCGGTGCGTGAACGCTGATCCTCCGCGTCCGGTCGCCATCCCAATGCCGAAGCGCTGCGCGGACGTCCAGAGAGCCACTGCGTCATTGGCCTGTTCAAGACGAACGCGATTGGCGACGCTGGGATCAAGCCGCACTGCTTCCCGCGCCGCTTCCTGCTCGCGTTTGGCCTCATTCAGGAACCCGGTTGCAATCGTTGCGTCCAGTGCGCCAAGTCCCATGAAACCATAATCGGGGATGCGGAGCAGGGTCGCCTGTGGTTGGAAGAGCTCGGAGGCGGCGGCGGCGTCCTTGCGCGGCTTGAAACCGCGCGGTGTTTTCGCCGCCTCGAACGGCACGCGATTTCCCGCGCCGCCGCGCCACCAGAAATCGTTGAGATTGCCGACGCGCTTAGCCGCCGCCTTCGGGCCGCCGCGCAAGGGCGCTTCCGTGAGCAAGGCGTCCGCCCGCGCATTGCGCGCCGCCAGCGCACGATCGGCGCCGCGGACCGCGCCGCCACGGGTGAGGTGGCCTAACAGCAGCCCGGCGCCAAGACCGGCATAGGGACCAAACTCGCGCGCCGCTTGCTGGAACGGCGTGGCCCTGGTGGATTGTTCGGCCTCCGCCTCTTCAAAGGCCTGAAGGCGCGCGCGCGCTTCGCCCAGATCCCCGCGCACGCGCTCCCTGTAAGCGTCAATCGCTTGTCTCGTCTCCACGCCGATAACCCCGTCGTCGTTGACATTGATCCGGCGCTGGACTTTCCGGACCGAGGCGGGGTCATTGAGATTGTTGACGAGGCGTTCGTCTTCTTCCAGTTCGGCGATACGCTGTTTCAGGGCTTCAATCTCGTCGCCTTCCTGCGCCTCTGCATCCCCCGCCCCAAGCGCTAGCGCTCCGCCAAGAGAGCCATAGCCAAGAGGGGCGAAGATGTTGGCGGCGTCAGGCTTTTTGGTGTTCACCGACCGTGCGGCGCGCGCGTTGTTAGACCACGGGTCAATGCCGCCGCTTCCCGGTTTCCATCCGCGAAGCGATCCCGGGATGCGCGGGCGCAGCCTTGTGTCGTCAGAACGGCTGATTACACCTGCGACCTTGCCAAACGGCAGGTTGAGCTCCTCGGCGATCTGCCTCAGGGAAAGCGCAGGAACTTCGACTCCGTCTGCACCAACCGAACTGCGGTTCCAAAGCGGAACAATTCGCTCAAGCAGTTCTTTGTTGGCGTCGCTCTTAACACGGGGTGGGCGAGGACCCGCATCCAATGCCCGCTGGAGGGTCTTCGCATCCGTGCCGTTTTCAGCGGCCACTTTCTCGATGCTATGGCCGTCAGCAATACGGAGGCGGGCGCGGCGTAGCAGGAGGTTCACGTTTTGCTTCGCGGAATCTGCGCCGGAGTGCCCGTTTCGGCGGGCCACTTCGGCCCACGATAGTCCGTCAGAGTAATCGGCGAGAGCCCCTGCAGTCGTTCCATGTGGCGCTTTTTCTTCTCGCCAAGGGTTTATGAGACGTTCCGTAGATGTTCTGTTCGTTTCGTTTCCGATACCATTGCTTTGTTCCCCTTGACGACCCCGCGCCGGCGCAAACACCCCCTCCGGTTCATCCGGGGCCAGTCTTTGCTGGTTGCCGGGGAGAGGGCGGCCGTCCCGACTGAGCAACCGAGGCCCTTCGCCGTTGCGCGGGAACACATTGGTCACTGTCCCGCCTGCACGCCCAGGTGAACGGACGCCTGCTATTCCCGCGTCCGCAAGCGCTTCCGACGCTGCGCGTTGGCCGCCGAGCTTGCGTGCGAGCTCATGATAGACATCTGCGCCGGAGGCGCGCGCGGCATACCCTCTCGCCGCCGCTTCGCTTCTGAACGTCCGCCAGCCGTCCTCGCCGGGCATCTGCAGGTCCACTGACCCGTCAGGCGATCTGCGTATGGAGAGCCCCGGAGGAGGGGCGCGCTCAACATTGATTCCAAGGGCTCTCAGTGCAGCCTTGACGGCTTCCGGTTGCTCGGAAACCGGCGCATCGAAGTCAATGTAGGGGCCATCCGGCAGGTCCGCTGCGTAGACATGCCCGCGGCTGGCCGCAAGATCCGCATCGTCGAAGAAATAGAATCCGTATCCGCCCTCCCCACGGCTATTTCCAGTCCCTATGCGTCCTTCGTCCAAGCGATTGAACTCGTTAGGAGACCCGTGGTAGCCGCGCGCATAGACTCCATCATCCCCAGGCACCACGCCCATGTTCCGAGCCCGCACGGTTTCCACGGTCGATGCCGCCCGCAGATTGCGCGGGCGATTGCGCAACGCGGCAGCATCTTCGGCGAGCGCGCCGCGCACCGCTCCGACAAGCCCGCGATCATTCGCTGCGCTGGCGCCCACCCCCGCCTGCGGCGCTCCTCCCCTTGCATTGCCTATCGGCTCGAACGGATCGGAGAGAGCGCCTTGAGGGGCTTGCGGAAAGAGCGCCCCCCGGTCCGGCGGATCGCTTGCGCTAAAGCGCATCCGGTTGACCGGATCGACGCGAGCAGGCGTGACCGGGACGGGCTCGGACAGCGCATTCTCGCCATAGCGTGGCGCGGGAGAAAACGCCCCGCCGTTGCGCGCCGTCGCCTCCTCCAGCGCCCTGCGCTGCGCCAACGTATTGGCATGACCGAAGCCAGCCGTGCGCTGCCCGGCCTTTGCTGCGTTCTCCGCCGCGATCTCGGCGTTGCGTTCTTCGATAAGCGCGTTGCGATACGCCGTGAGTTCCGGGGGCTCGCCCGCTTTCTGTGGGGGCAAGCGCATGAGTTCTTCGGCGACTGTTCCTGGCGCCTCAGGCGCGCGCAGCGGAGCCGCCGGCGCAAACGCCTCATCCGCCAGCGGGCCTGCTTTGGCGCCCCGCGCTCCTCTTCCGAGATTCGCCAGAAACACAGCATCGCCTGCGCCGAAGGCCGCGTTGCCAAGCGTAAGGAGTTCGTTGATGTGAGCGTCCTTGTAGGCATCGACCGCGCCGTCCAACTCACCAGCATCAACTGCCTCAAGCGCGCGGCGCTCAGCCGCAATCGCGCCAGTGACGGGATAGACATAGATGGCTTTGGCGAATTGACCGACTGGGCTTTCCGCGAGCGCACGCGGCGCGTCCCGGAACATGAAGCCGCCAGCTTCGCCAAGCGCGCCCATAGGATCGAACGGCGCCTTGGCGGCCCACTGTCCGGCGCGGATCGGCGCCGTCGCCACAGCCTGCGTCGTAGGATCGCGCCAAACACGCTCGCCGAATTCTCCCGCACGTTCGATTGTGCGTGCTGCCTTCTCCTCCGGCGTAAGCCGCTGCGCCGTCACAACGATCTCATCGGCGACATTCGCCGCGAACGGGTCTGTGTCCACCGGCGAGCGCGGCCCGGCAAGGAAAGGCTCTTCCGGCGCTTCCCGGCGCATTTCCCGGATCGTGTTTTTCCCGAGCGGCGTCGTCGCCATCGCCACGAAAGGCGACGCAAGCGCCCCGCCCAAGTCTTCAATCCCCTCCAAGATCGCACGCGACCTCGCAATCGACGCCATGCGGTTGCGGGAGGCTTGATTCGCGCCCTTTGATTGAACTTTCGACGGAGCGCGTTTTCTAGATCTTGGGCCGCCGTCCATGGGGGACGGCGTGTTGCGGGGGGGCGCTGACCGTTCCTGCCGCACTTCCTGTTCATCTGAGCCGCGTAGTCTCAGGTAAAGGTCCGATAAGCTCATTGCGGGGCGCCGCGCTCGACAAGGAGCTTTTTCTCCTCGTCAGGCATGATACGTGCGCCAAACACGCCGGCGGCCCCCGATAGGCCGTCAGGAAGATTTAGACTTGACCGCGCCTCAAGGGCCTGAAGTTCGAGTTCCAGTTGGCGCAGGTTTTTCGGCGTAGCCCTTTCGTAAAGCCATTTTGACAGCGCCTCATTGACGTTTCGATTGTATATGCCGGGGCGATTGAAACGGTCGTAAGCAGCGGCGAAGCGGCGCAAAACCGGATTACGGATATTGCCGCCGCCCTGGATGATTTCAGCGATGAAGCTCAACTCGTCTTCGCCCGTAGTGAGGGACTTGATGTCTTCCGCCAATGGAGTCGTCCGCGATCCCCCCTTCACATCATTTTCAAACCGGCGCATTCCTGCCTCACGACCGATCCGAGAGCGTAGGCGCTGGGCGTTCTTTGCGCCCAGCGCGCGGTCGAGTTGCGCCTGCCAGTTCTTGTTTTTCATGAAACGCGCGACAAACGCTGTGTCACCTGCGTTGATCTTCGACTGTATGGCGTCGAGCGCGCCGATCATGAACCCGTCCAGCTCATCGGCGCTGAGACCCTGCCCGCGCGGACCGCGCAGCAATTGGTCAAGCTCACCTTCCGGCATGTTGAAGACCTTCCGCCCGGCCTCCATCATTTCCTCCACGCGCATGGATTCGCCGTACTGCCTGCGCGCCTCTCCGAACCTCGGAGCGACCTGATCGACAAGGCTGTTGAAGGTTTCGCGCGCTTGACTGAACGCCGAGCCCTCAGGCGTGCGGGGGCCCGCCGCCTCAGAGAGTTGGCGAAGACCACGCTGATAATAGTCGAGCGCGCGAACATTCACTCCTTCAACATCTTTTCCTGATGCGATCGCGCGAAGTTGTGCGCCAGCAATCTGAATGTCATCGAGTTCCGCAACGAGCCGATTTATCTCTTCCTCGTTGGCGTTTGGCCCTCGAAGCTGTTGGTCCGCTATCGCAGAGCGCACCCGCAGGAGTTCTGTATCAAGCTGACGCGCTGCGCTCGCGATCGCCTCAGGCGAGCCGTTACGCATCAAAGGCTCCACCTGAACCCGCACAATGTCTTGATTGATCTTCTCGCTGTAGGCTTCGCGATAGGCCGCGCGGCCTTGACCGCTTCGCGCACGCTGAAGCGCCTCCCGCGCCTCATAGAAGTCGCGGGGCGGTGGGGGCTGCGATTCATTGCGAAGTTGGGCGAGAGACTGCCCGCGCATCTCAAGCTCAGCGTTGATTGCGCGGTTGTCCGACTTGTTTGGACGCCAGCCCACTGGCTTTGTCTGCGCCATCTCAGCAATGACGGCGCGACGCGCATCAGCAGCCTTCGACCGAACGGCGCGATCAATTGCGCGCGGAACTTCGCTGGTCGCCCGCGTCGCCTCTTCGAGCAGGCGCGGCGTCAAGGTTTCAGTACGACTTTGAAAAGTCCGGTCGGCGATGCCCTGTCCAGGCCCCGGCACGTTCGCGACCGCGCGCGCCTGACGCTGAAGGCCGGGGCCGCCGATCTCGGCAATGGTTTCATTGATGGCGCCGCCCTGTTTTTGAAGGACACGGGCGCGACCGACAATGTCTTCAACCGTCAGCGGCGGCGCGTCGCCAGCCGCGATAATGGCTCTGGCGTCCTTCTTGGACATGCCGCGCCTGATAAGGTCTTGCTCGTCCGTCTTACCGTTGCGTAGGTCGCGCCCGTGT